ATTAAACATAGGATTATTGCTAGGGTAGAGGTAAAGATTGGCGAGGATGATATCGTCACTCAATATTACTTCAACCCTATTTACTTTTTCTCATCGAATCGATTATCATTGAATCTTTACCTGTTGTTCCAGAGGGACTTGGACCCGTTTATTCCTGAGTATGTTCGGCAGAAGTTTAAGTTATTGAAGCCACAAACCCCTTGATTCCTTCTTCCAAACTCAAACCCTTGATTATAAGCAATTTTAACCATGTCCACCGTTAAGGACAGGCGATGATACTACAAACGTACTGTTAAACGTATTGCCAATGGTTAAGGATAAGCTATTCAGGAGTGAAATTATGTCAAATGAAAACAGAGCATGTAAACAATTCATCCCCCTAGATAAACATTACGACAAAACAAACTGTGCTTCATGTACAAGATGGGAGAGTAGTAAGTGTAGAGAAATGATCTGGATACCAACTTGGATAGAGTGGTGTAATCATGGCTAAACCAAAACTAACAAATAAGGATATCCCTTCCCTTGAGGTTGTCCGGCAAGAACTAGCTCGTAGGCGAAAAGAAGAAGCCCTTCGCTATTATATTCCCCATAAGAAGCAGGAGGATTTTCATAAGTCTGTTAATCGCAATCGCTGGGTATGGGGGGGCAATCGTTGCATAGCGGGGGAAAGTAAAATATACGATCCCATTATGAAAGAATATAGGGAAGTCCAAAACATAAATGAAGATTTCCATGTATACGCATATGACGAAAAGAAAAACGCCCTTGTTATTACAAAAGCGTTAAGACCGTTTCATCATGATGATATAGATTCTTTGTATGATATATCCCTAAGCGATGGCAGTAAATTTACAGCATCACTAAATCATCGTGTTTTGCTCTCGAATGGTTTATACGAGCAGATTTCTCAATGCCAAGTTGGATGCGAACTTTACCATCCTCGGTCCATTGAGGTGTATGACCAGTTAATTCATGGCGCAAATGTTGAGCGTTTGATTCAAAGAGTTCAAGATTCTCAATTCGATTATCGCCATTTTCTCCATTTATATGATGAACAACCTCTCCGGGAAGCAAGTAGCGTCCAAGATGTCTCTCCATTACAAGAATATGTTCATAGGTATAGGCACAACGAGGCTTGCGGGCGCGAGGATGACCTTTCGCGTAAACTAGAACGTAACCATGTTTGTCATACTGACGCCCGCCCTTCCAATTTGGATGACCTTCTCCACTCCTTGGACCAGTGCGTTGCGTCTGGATGTCATGCTTGCGACATATTTTTGTCACATTCTGATTCACGCATCCAATTTGTTCAGAAACCCACTTTAGAGTCTTTTTCTCAACCTCAACCCATATGCGAATCTGAGATACTTGTTCATCCGAGAGAATCAATTTGTTACACCTCGACATTAGATAATTCCTCCCATAATAGTAAAAACTTTTCGGTTGTAATAAGTATATCACTTAATAGGAAAGATTACAAATGGGACTTTACTGTTCCTGAGTACGAGAACTATTACATGGATGGAGTTATTCATCACAATACCGGAAAAACGGTCTGTGGAGCTGTAGAAGCGGTATGGATGGCAACGGGTACACATCCACATAAGCCTGACAAAAAACCTAGTAATGGCTGGGTTGTATCCCTTACAAACGAGGTACAGCGTGACGTTGCTCAAAAGGAAGTTCTTAAATGGCTACCAAAAGCTGAAATAGCGGATATTCATGTCAGGTCAGGGCGAAAAGATGACCCCGAAAATGCTATCCTTGACTTTATTGTCCTGAAGAATGGGCACACCATAGGGTTTAAGTCATGCGATCAAGGCAGAGCTAAATTCCAGGGTACTAGCCAAGGCTGGATATGGTTCGACGAGGAACCGCCAAAAGAGATATACGATGAGTGCAAGATGCGGATTATTGATACCCGTGGCGAAATATGGGGTACAATGACTCCATTGCAAGGTCTAACATGGATATACGATACAATCTACATTAATGAATTGAACGACCCCAACGTAAAGTACTGGCTCATGGAGTGGGCTGATAATCCGCACTTATCTCCTGATGAAATCAAATCCCTCATGGAAACGATGACTGAAGAAGAAAGGGAATCCCGCCAATACGGTAAGTTCGTTGCAATGTCAGGTTTGGTTTATAAGGAGTTCAACGAGGAAATACATGTTATTGACCCTATTCAAATTCCTCTCGACTGGTATGACAACATAAGTATCGACCCTGGCCTTGCAGCCCCCCTAGCCTGTCATTTCTACGCCTATGATGGAGAAGGAAATATATATGTTATAGCAGAGCATTACAAGGCAGGAGAGACGATAGAATGGCACTCTAAGCGCATACATGCCATTGCTAATAGTTTGGGTTGGCCTAGACATAAGGGCTATCTAGATGCCCTATTTGATAGTGCAGCTAATCAGAAAACTTTAGCGGCTGAGAAGTCGGTGGCAGAGTTATTTACTGAACATGGTATTGAGGCCGACACTGTTGTAGACAAGAATAAGTGGTCAGGAATTCAGAGAGTTAAGCAATACCTCAAGCTCAGGCCACACCCACAAACGGAAGTATGGCCCAAGGGTAAGCCTAAGCTATTTATCTTTAGAACGTGCGTTAATATGATCAAGGAGATTAAGTCTTATAGATGGAAGCCTGATGGAGACGAGCCGATTAAGAAGAATGATCACTGCTTAACGGGTGATACAATAGTCAATACATTGCATGGAGACATCACCATAAAGGACTTGGTTGGCAAGGTTGGATTTGTTCATTGTTATGATCTGAATAATGGTAATCCCACCACATCATCGTTCCACGATGTCAGAATGACCAAGAAGAATGTTGCTGTTTTCGAGATTGAAACTGAGGATGGAAGAAAATTCAAAGCCACCGATACCCATCCTATATTAACTCCTAATGGATGGAAGATGGTAAAAGAGTTAACCGCGGATGATTCTATAATTGACATATCCGATAAATAAGCCACGAAAAGATGTGATTTTACGGAAAAGATAGTTGAGTTTAATGGGTTAAGGTTTAACAGGGACGAAAAAACTGGGTATTATCTTTGCAGTAAAAATATTAATAGCAGACGCCCACGCTTACATTGTTACGTATGGGAGTTTTATAATGGTCCAATATTAAAAGGTTACGATGTCCACCATAAGGATACTGACAAAAGCAATAACGAGATAGATAACCTAGAGTTAAAGGAAAGAAGTGATCATTTATCGTTGCATGGTAAAGCCATTACTGATGAGCATATAAAGAGGTTTCAATCTGCCGGAATTGAGGCGGCAAAAGAATGGCACGGATCAGAAGAGGGTAGGAAGTGGCATAGTGAGCATGGAAAAAACAATTGGGAAAAGAGGAACAAAAACAAAGTAGCGAAGAAGTGTACTGTCTGTGGTAATGAATACGAAACTGCATTCCCTTTAAGAAGCAAGTATTGCGGAGATAACTGTAAAATGAAACAACTACGCAAAAGGTTTAATGAGCAAGGAAGGGATTACACATATGGGCACCGTGACAAGTGTAAAAATCAAGTCAATTAAACCTTGTGGGCTTGAAGATGTTTATAATATGGAAGTTAAGGAACACCACAATTTCAGTATTTGCGGTGGTCTTATTGTCCATAATTCATTAGACGAAATGCGTTATTACATTATGTCCAAGCCTGAGCTAAAAGAGCAGGAAATCGGCACAGCAACGCCAAGGTATATCTCTCCTGCACCGCATGACCATTCCTACCAAAACGGAAAACACTGGTCAGAGATAGAAGATGAGCAAGACGAAGAAGGAAGCTTTATGAAAGGGTGGGATGCTTAAATGCCAACTCCCTTAACAATATCAATATGCCTAGCTCTAACCCTTGCTATTACAGCAGGGGCTTTTTATTGGGGTAAATTCATCGGCATAACCCTAAAAACCTCTACCGATAACCAAACTCGTATCAACCTAGCCACAAAGCAAATCGAGGAAATGGCTGAGGCTATTGAACAGCTAAATTATCAACTCGATAACGACAAAAGGGAAAAAGTAGGGTATCAACCACAAAAGCAAGGATGGGACCCGTCGAACCCTCTTAGCTCAGAAAGAAGGTGATTGAATGAGCAGAGACAAGCCAATTGACATAATAGATACTGATGCTGACGTTAAAGAGCTAATCCAATCCGAAGAAGAAAAGAAACTAGCAATGCGAGTACAAGAGCTATTTACAGCCTCTTATAATACCAAAAACCAACTGAGAAAGCCCGACATATGGAAAAAGTGCGATGATTATAAGCACAATAGGCAGAATCCTCCGAAGAGTGATATAGACCCAGGGAGCGTGACGAATATCATTCACTCCATTATAGAGGCGATGATTGCCGACTTAGTGGATAAACCTATTTCGGTAGAAGCCAAAGGTCACGAGCCATCGGACCATGTATTAGCTGAACAATCAAAGCATATGCTTGAGTTCGTGCTAAACAGAAACCGTATTAAGTTAAAGCTCAATCAGTCTGAACATGATCGTTTAGAGCTAGGAACAACAATACTGAAAGTATACTTCGACCATGACGCTTTAGGTGGCAGAGGGCTACCGATCGTTGAACCAATTTCACCTGCAAATTTCTTCCCCGACCCCAAGGTACAGAGTTCCCACCTGCTCCAAGAAGGCGAGTTCATGATTCACGCTGTGCCGAGGCCTCTATCATGGTTCCGGAAGCAATGGCCGGAGCGTGGTAAATATGTTCAACGAGAAATATCTGTTCCATATAATCCTGAAATATTCGAAGATCAAGGGTCTGATGAAACCGAAGTAACGACTAGTCAGAAGGCATTGCTCCTTGAGTGTTACATGAAGGATAATGATGGTTCTACTTATTGTCTACATGTAGCGAATCATATCCTGCTGGAAGATTCAAGGAAGGTTCTGGACGGTAAAAAGGTCAACAGACGTGATCATTTCCCCTTCGTCTTAATCCCTTGCTACATCCAAAGAGGGCAGATTTGGGGCCAATCGGACATTGAAATGCTTATTCCTACTCAGGACATCATTAACGAGATGGACGATAACATAAGAATCACAGCACGCCTTATGGGTAATCCTCAAGTTGTTGTAGGAATGGGGGCTGGACGTTCTTTTGATTATCGCAAGTGGACAAACATGCCTGGGCTTAGGATACCAATGAGAGACATCAATGCTTGGCGTATAGTCGAACCGTCCGGTGTTTCTGCCGACATCATCAACAGGCGTGAAAAGGGATTTCAGGAAGCTAACCTTATATCAGGGAGAACAGATTTAACCACTGAGCAAACCTATGGAGCAGTTAGGGCGGCAAGTGCTATTATAGCTGTCCAACAGCAAGGCCAAAAAGGAGTTAACCATAAGGCTGAAATGTTCAAGACCGGATGGGGTGAAGTCCTTGAACTCCTTATGGATGAGATAATAACTAATTGGGATACCGAAATGTGGTTTAGGATTGAGGGAGAGAAGCCTGATTTTAGATTCTATGACCCCTCAAGATTGAGCGTGGTTCCTCAAATGATTCCTGACCAAAGACCTGTTTTGGATGAGAATAATGAACCTGTTTTTGGGCTTGATGGTCCAGAGATGGAGCATTTTATCAAACCCTTGGAGGACGAAGAAGGAAATCAAATGACAAGAGAGGTACAGCTAGACCTCTCTTTATCTATGGGCAATGGCTTACCAAGTGATAAGGCGTTTATGTATCAGACGGTTGTTGAATTATCCAAGGCGATCATTGATGGTCGTTCGGTTATTACATGGAAAGAATTCCGCGAATACTTACGAGGTGAAGTTGGATTGCCGTTGGATGATGACGCAAATATTCCTCAACCACAATTGCCTGGCATGCCGGGACAACCTACGATGCCGGGACAGATACCTGGTCAAATGCCTATTCCGAATACCGATAATATGAATGGGCAACAAGGGCAGATGCAAAACATCATGTCCTCATTGCGAGGTGGTGCATAATGCCAAACGAAATGACAGCGCAGGAGGAACAATATTGGTTGCATTCGTTAAGTGGCGATCCTTTGATTGGGAGTTTCTTGAGGACACAAGGGATGTTTGGGGATTGGAGACAACGTGCCCTACGCCAACCACTCTGCCCCCGCTGTGAGCGACTTTCCTTTCACTCAGAGCATGGAGTTACGTGTCCAACCTGTGGTTATAGCGGTTCGGAGCAAAAGATTAGGATTAAAGATCATCTTAAAAATGGAGGGTATAAGTAAAATGTCAGAAATAAAAGGCTGGATTGGCGTAGACCTTGACGGAACTTTAGCTGAATATCATGGATGGCTAGGTGAAAACCATATTGGAAAACCAATACCATTAATGGTTGACCGTGTAAGGCAATGGTTATCCGATGGAAAGATAGTGAAGATATTTACAGCAAGGGCATATGACCCTCATTACGTTGATTTCCATGTCGAACCAATGACTAAGAGAGAAGTGGTAAAAGTTATTGAGAACTGGTGTAAGGAGCATATTGGGGTGGTTCTTCCGGTTGTCTGTACTAAAGATTATGGAATGATTGAATTATGGGACGATAGGGCGGTTCAGGTAATTTCTAACAAAGGTATTGCTCTTCAGGATTTAATTAAATAAAAGGAGGCTAATTGCATGGCAAAGAAACCAACCAAAAAGGAACCACCAATGATTGGCATCCCTATGATGAAGGGTGGAATGATGCCAATGAAGGGCAAGGGAACAAAGAAAGGTCCTATGAAAAAGGGTGGTAAGGGATGCTAAATATCCCCGAAACCGTAAAGATAGGTTGGAGAAATTACACCATTACGCAGAGCGAACACCGCACAGGGGATAATGGTGGAGATCTGTTAGGTAAGATATTCTACGAAGACCGCGAAATATATCTTTATGAAAAGTTGGAGAAGGAAGAAAAGGTTGTTACCCTTCTCCATGAAGTTGTTCACGGTATTCTCTATAACATGGGGCATGAGATGTGCTCTAACGAGAATTTCGTGACAGGATTCACTGAAAATCTTTATCAGGTGATTAAAGATAACCAGAGTATGTTTAATGAGAAAGAAGAGGAATGATTAAATAATGGAAAAATATATCGGTGTAAAAATTATTGATGCCAAGTCTATGAATCTAGGAGATTATAACGACTATAAGGGTTGGATAATCCCTGAAAATGAAGACCCAAAAAGAAACGGATATCTCGTTAAGTATTCAGATGATTACGTTAGTTGGTCGCCAAAGGAAGCATTTGACGAGGCATATCGCAAAATTGATGGCATGACGTTTGGTTTAGCCGTTGAGGCAACTGGAAAAGGTTTTTGTATTGCCCGAGAAGGATGGAATGGCAAAAATATGCACGTTACCAGAAGCAAACTTTATACTCCTGATAACATTCAGGTGAATAATGACTGCCTTTTACTGTTCAATGTTGATGGTAAGTACAATACTTGGGTTCCAAGCATAACAGATATTCTCGCGGAAGATTGGCGAATAGTTAAATAAAGCCAACTGACGAGCTAGTAATAGCTCTTTTATTATGCCATTTTTGACACTCGGAAAGACGAGACGGGCGAAATGATGGGATGCCGCCATCAAATTACGGAGGAATTACAATGAAAAGACTTTTATCCATGAACTTACAGAAATTCGCTGAAACGGTCGTAGACGTGCCTGACGACGGGGTGCAAAATTTAGAAATTGAACCTATTGAACCCATAGATGAACCGACTGAACCAATTGAAGTTGATCCTATTGAAGAACCGACTGAACCAATTGAACCGACTGAAGACGACATTCCTGAACTCCCTCCCGAGCAGAAAAACGCCTTCCAAAAACGCCTTGAGCGAGAACAAAAGAAGATTCGTGATCAAGTCGAAGCAGAATCAATTGCAAAGTACGCCAAGCATCAAAGGATTATCGACTCTCTTGGTGGCGACCCTGACGCAATCGAAAAGGCATTTCAGGAACAGGAATGGACTAAGGAAGCGCAAAGCCAAGGGTACGAAAAGCCTGAAGAGTCTGCTTGGTACATTGCCCAAAAGAAACAACAGGCCGAACTTAATGAACTCCGAGTCAAAGTGCAAATCAATGAATTGAAGGACGATCCCCTTTATGCCGGAATTAAGGGTTCGGAGAAAGAGATTCAAGCCTTTATGACTCGAACTGGTTCAACAGCCAAAGAAGCATATTGGGCAATAGGTGGAGAAGCAAGGGCACAACAGCTCAAACGAGAAGCAGAGCAAAGGGCAATTGTTAAGAAAGCTCAACCAAAACGTACTGTTCAGTCAGATAGTGCGACAGGGGATGCAGGGACATTGCCGGCATTACCGTCCGAGCTTGAAGCACAGCGCAAACAAATGGGCTTGTCTCATCAAGAAGCCCTTGACCTACTCGGTTCAGATTATGCAAATATTGATGATTACCGGAAACAAAAACAACTCAAACAAAAGAAGGGTTGACATTCCCCACGGATGAATCCGGGGTATTTTTGAGAAGTCTACCGAAGCCTTATTCTCAAGGGCTGTGCCAAGCAACCGCTACACCGTAAGACAGTTAAGTCTATCAGTCTACTTTTACGCAATATGTTTAACGCTCCATTGCAATCGGCGTTGAGTTTTAAGCCGGTAGAAGTCCTGTATTGTCCTCTGGAAATGCGCTTACCACTAAATTGATATTTCTGTGGTTTATCTGCATCGAAAGTCGGCATAACATCATCGTCGAAAAAACTTGCCCTAGAAGTATAACTTTCTTCTTGTTCAACGTAGTTGATACCGTACCTTTTGCCGAGTGATTCCAGCTTACTCCTAAGCTTGCCATGAGGTATTTGTACAAAGTTTTGGTTATTCTTTTTGCCGATGTCAATATTGCGCTTCCAATCCAGGTTGTACCCAATGACAAGGTTTCCAATTTCGCCTTCAATGCAGTAATCAATAATCGTTCTGGCAGTTTTATTAAGATAATCATTCACTGCATTATTACGATTGATGGTGATGATCGCCTGTTTTAGGGTAGTCCCCTTAATATCTTGCTTATCCTTGATCGACTGTAATCTTGCATTCTCTTTGTTGTACCAATATTATTTTCACTAAAAAATCTAATTTATAGCGAAAAAAGTTAAATTAAGAAGGGATGATTTTAAATGGCTCGTTATTTACGTTCCGCAACCACGGGGACCAATGACCCGAAAACACACTGGCTCAATATCGGGGCAAGTCAAACAATTGCAGAGGGAAATCTCCTTGCTATTGACGCAACTTCTAAGCTCGGAATTGCTGCGGTTGCCGCGTCTGCTGCTTTATACGCTATTGCAGGAGCATCTATCACTACCACCGCAAGCCCAACGGCGGCAGACAAGATTCCAGTGACATTATTAAAGGATGCTGTTGTCCGTCTTCCATTCACTGATGCAGGGACAAAGAAAACCTTTGCGTCTACAGACAAGTTTATCACCAAGTTCGACCTTCTGGATAAAACGTCCGTTGCCCCTGACGACACCACAGGTGGTATGTGTCACATTCTCGACTATGACAACACCGCATTAACCTGTGATGTCGTTTTCGACGATGCAAATTTAGTTTACTAAGAAAGGAATGATTAATAATGCCAACTAATACAGCCCAATTCCAAAACCTTTATCTTAAAAAGATTGACCGAACCTTCTTTGAGGCGTGGGATGAAGAGGCCGAACAATGGTCCAAATTTCTGCAAGCTGAAACCTCAACCCAAAATGCTGAGGTAACTCAGAACTTTGCTGGAATTGCAAAGTGGAATAAGAAAGACGAGCTTGCCAATCCGACTGAACAAAAGTTCAAGCTCGGTGACATTATCACGACTACCCATCAACCGTTTGCTGTCACAGTTGTCATGTCTCGCGAGCAAGTGGACGATTCCAAGTACAAGGAAGTAGAAAACATGACCCGCGATGCTGGACATGCCGGGCGCGAAACGCTTGAGGCTGAGTGTGCGTTGGTTCTTGATGGGGCTTTCACCGTCAACCAATATGACGGTGTTCCTCTTTGCTCAGATTCTCATCCTAACAGGGGTGATGCCGGGGGAACCCAGGATAACCTTCATTCCGGTGCGTTGTCTGATGCCACATTGAAAACAGGTATTACCTTATTCCGTCAGCAAAAAGACGAGGCCGGAAAGCAGATTCTTTCTCGTCCTAAAAAGCTTATTATCCACCAAACGAAACAGTTTTTGGCGGCGACAATCCTTCAGTCCTCACAGGTTGCAGGAGGTCAATTGAACGACAAGAACGTACTACCTGCCCTTGAGATTGTTGACCTTGACTTCGTGGCAAGTCAAACTGCATGGTTCTTGCAGGGGGCAAGACATCGGATGGTTCATTATTTCCGCGTAAAACCTGAGTTCCTCCGTGAGAAAGAAATGCGTCAGAATGGGTCGTGGGTATGGAATGGCTACTTTAGGCACAGTACAGCTATAGAATCATGGAGACAGGTCGTTGGGTCTACTGGCTAAGAAATAGTAGAATTAATCAAGGAGGGGTTTCTATCCCCTCCTTCCCCTATGGATCATTTTTCGAGAAATATTCTAAATATAGTTGGATAAATGACCCAATACATTCAAGGCGGTGAAGCAATGCCTACTGTATATCCTGGCGCAATAGATACATTTACAACTAAAATTGACTACGTTAGCCCTATTATCGCAAAAGATATGAATGACGTTCAGGACGCTATTGTAGCGGTTGAAACTCTTCTGACTCATACCGTGGAAGAAGTTGGAAATATATCTACTACTAGAGCTACTAATATTCAAATCGTAATCGGAGCGACATCAATCAATATCTTCAGGGATGGAGAGCAAGAGTCGTGGGTAGCAACAAGGGATTCGCGCGATAGGTTTTCAACGCTAACAAGGGGAGAAAGAACAATTAGTATAACTTACCCAACGGAGGTGTAGTCTTGGTTGGAAATGATTGGGAAGAAGGGTTTTTCATAGGAATAGCAGTGGGATCAACTGCTGAGCCTGGAAGTGATTACAACATAGGAGACACCATTAAATCATCTAACATGGAAGCTACATCTCAGGTAGTGTGGTCCCTTGATATTACCTATAAAAACGTAACAGTAGATGAAGACGGAAATATATATGTGTCGAGTAGTTATGGTGTACACAAATACAATTCTGATGGAGTCTTGGTGTGGGAAAAAACGGATGTTGAATTCGCAAATGATGTAGCGGTAGATTCTTCTGGTAACGTTTATGTTGCTCACAGGAAAAGCGTTGCACTTCAAACCGTGCGCAAGTTAAATTCATCAGGAACAGAATTATGGTACACAACATCTACTGATGATGCTAACGGTATAGCAGTAGATTCTTCAGGCAATGTCTATGTTGCATATAGCTCAGCAGTACGTAAATATAACTCTTCTGGAACGCTTATTTGGTCTAATACTGATGTAACCGCTATCGCTTATAGCGTAGCAGTAGATTCTTCGGGAAACGTTTATGCTGCCTATAATGCATCAGCTGGAAAAGCTGTGCGCAAGCTCAATTCTTCAGGAACAGAACTATGGTATAGAAACGATTCCGCTAACGGATATGATATAGCAGTAGATTCTTCAGATAACGTTTATGTTGCCTATAATGTTACCGGTTTATATGGCTATCCTTCTTTACGCAAACTTAATTCTTCAGGCACAGAATTATGGTATAAAAACGGGATGGGTTATGTTTATAGCGTAGCAGTAGATTCAACAGGAAACGTTTATGTTGCATATCACTATTTTGGTATTAGGAAACTTGATTCTTCTGGAAACGATATATGGTATTTCCCAATTAACTACGCAAACGCCGTAGTCCCTGACTCATTAGGTAATGCATACATTGCTGTTGGAGATATTACAAGGGGATTAACTAAGATTAAAGCAGATTTATCTTATACGATAACATCATAGGGAACTCACGGCTGATTAATCTTGGTTTTTTATACGTCTCTGCAAGGAGGTTTGTTGTGTCAGAAAAAGATTGGGAAGATGGATTTTCAACGGGAATAGCAGTAGGATCAACTGCTATTACTGAAGGTGGTTATAATATAGGAGATATCATACTATCATCTAACATGGAATCTATATCACCGATAGTATGGTCCCTTGATACTAGTTATAACAGCGTAAAAGTAGATACAGATGGAAATGTATATGCGTCATATAACGAGGGTGTGTACAAATACGATTCTGATGGAGTTTTATTATGGGAAAATATTGAGGTTGGACATGCGGTTGATTTAGACTTAGATTCTTCTAGTAACGTTTATGTTGCATATGATCAAGGTGTTGGTATTAAAACTGTGCGCAAGTTAAATTCATCAGGAACAGAATTATGGTCTAATACATCGGTTGGTTATGCTAACGGTATAGCAGTAGATTCTTTGGGTAACGTTTATGTTGCCTATAACTCAGGAGTGAGAAAGTATAGCTCTAGTGGAACACTTATTTGGTCTAAGACTGATGTAACTTCCGCTAATAGTATAGCAGTAGATTCTTCAGATAACGTTTATGTTGCCTATAGCTCTTCGACTAAAAAAGTGCGCAAACTAGATTCTTCAGGAAACGAATTATGGTCTAAAACTGATTATCCTAACGGATATGATATAACAGTAGATTCGTCAGATAACGTTTATGTTGCCTATTCAACTGCCGCTTCATACAACTATCCTTCTTTACGCAAACTTGATTCATCAGGCACAGAATTGTGGTATAAGAAAGAGATAGGTAGTAATTATAGCGTAGCAGTAGATTCTTCGGGAAACGTTTATGCTGCATATCCCCCGTTTGGTATTAGGAAACTTGATTCTTCAGGAAACGATATATGGTATTTCCCAATTAACGGCGCACGCGATGTAGCCCCTGACTCATTAGGCAATGTGTATATTGCTTCTATAAGTTCTATATATAGCAACAACATGGGATTAATCAAGATTAATGAGGATTTATCTTATACGATAACATCATAGGAAACTATGATATAAAGGTGGCGATACTATGCCTACGTATGGAGCAGATATAGCAACTGAAGAGATAAACATAACGGACGGAACAACCCTTCTTGATGCACTGAATAAGCTTATCGGGGATACTGTGTTATGGTCTGATGCTGTCAAATGGTTTAACGATGGTATTAACGAGTTAGCGAATTACCTTGAAATTGAAACTAAAAAGCAAGTCGTAACCACTGCTGGGATATTAAATTATCCCATACCTGCCGATTGTCAATCTATCTACAAAGCCGATTTACCTTTCGACACATGGGGAACGGATATTATCCTATATGGCGATCCAGGGGATGGCTTGTTCAATCTGTACTACTACAGAAAACCTTTGTACCTATCCAACGTCTACGATGTCCCTGCTGATATACCGAGTAACGCACATTACGCATTAGCTCTGTATGCTGCCATGAGGTACAAACAATCAGAGGAAGATTTCGATCAGGCAACGGAATTCGAGAAGGCTTTTGAGAAAAAGAAAGCCTTAATGGTCGAGTATATTAAAGCGAAGAAATTGAAAGAATCCTCTGGTAATACGTTGTTATCGTCACTGAATAAACTAGTCGGAGATATTGTCTTGTGGGATATTGCCGCCAAATGGTTTAACGATGGTATCAATGAACTAACAAATGAACTAGAAATAGAAGCCACTGCACAAATTGAAACAACTTCAGGGACTCTTCAATATCCAATACCCTCTGATTGTCTATCAATATTCAAGGCAGATTTACCATTCGATACGTGGGAAAATAATATAATTTTCTATGGCGATCCCGGTAGCGGCATTGTGAATCTTTATTATTACAGGAAACCTGCTTATGTTGTTAACGTGCAGGACTTGCCATCTGATATTCCGGTCAGCTCGCATTATGCCCTTGTGTTATACGCTGCAATGCGATACAAGCAATCGGAAAGAGACTTTGACCAAGCTTTAGCTTTTGAAAAAGAGTTTGAGAAAAAGAAGTCATTATTGGTCGATTATATCGAGGACAAGAAGCTCAAGGAATCATCAGGGGACACTTTACTATCATCCTTAAATAAACTTGTGGGTGATATAGTTTTGTGGCCTGAAGCTAAAAAGTGGCTTAATGATGGCATAAATGAATTAACCAATGAACTTGATATTGAGACAACCGCACAAATAGTAACGATAGCAGGGACTCTTCAGTATCCTATCCCATCCGATTGTCTGTCCATAGTTAAGGCCGATCTCCCTTTCGATACATGGGGAAGCGACATTGTGTTTTACGGAGATCCGGGTAATGGAACGGTAAAACTTTATTATCATCGCAAGCCTTTATATATCGAAGGAATTCAAGATTATCCCGAAGATATACCAGAGGGTTCACATTATGCGCTTATCCTGTACGCCGCTATGCGGTATAAGCAATCTAAGAACGAGTTCGATCAAGCCTTAGTTTTCAGGAAAGAGTTTGAGCAGAAAAAGATTTCGATGATTCAACTTATCAAGGATAGGAAGCTCAAGATAGCATCATCAGACAATACGTTGCTGTCCTCTCTTAATAAATTAGTTGAAGATGTTGTTTTATGGGATGCGGCAAAAGAGTGGTTCAATGATGGAATAAGCGAGTTGACCGGGGATTTAGACATAGAAACTATGGCGCAAATAGAAACCGTGGAAGGCACTCTTAGCTATGCAATACCTTCTGATTGCCTATCAGTAATAAAAGCAGAACCAACGTTTGAGGTTTGGGGAAGCAATATAACATTCGACGAAGATCCCGGTGACGGAACCGTTGATTTGTACTATTATCGCAAGCCAGTGTATTTGGTTAATGTGATCGATTTACCTGTAGATATTCCGGTCAGTTCTCGATACGCTTTGGTTCTCTATGCGGCTATGAGGTACAAGCAATCGAAGAAGTTGTTGCCTGAAGCGTTATCCTTTGAAAAAGCCTTTGAGAAGAAAAAGGACTTAATGATTGACCAAGTGCAAGGGAAGGTTTATCCGTCATTGCCAAGGATGGTGTGGTGATGTCTGAAAAGTTACTTTATGAGGTCAAGGATATGTCCGGCGGCTTGAATGTTGGGGCAAGGCCACACTTGATTAACGAAAATGAAGTTCAGGATTGCCAAAACATTGACTTCCTACCCGGTCAGGCGGCAACGTGCGAGGGGTATGGAACGATAGATTACTTATCGGCAGACAGAATTTACAACTACGCTAAACGGGATGGAACGGTACAGCTTGTTCAGCAAGTAATGGATAAATTATATATTGATGGAACCCTAGTGAAGTCCGGCATTGTCGGGCTTCTTTCCTTTGAGACTTATCAGGATTTATTGTTCTGCACAAACGTCGAAACGTCTTTCGTCTGGAATGGACTCATATCGGTATGGGGAATAGAAAAACCCGGGACAACTTGTACGGCAACAGTGTCCGGTGATGTCGGATTACCGGATGAAGAACGTTCTTATTATGTAACCTTTGTTAATGATCGAGGGCAAGAAAGTAACCCTTCTCCTGCTTCTAACGTTGCTTCTCCTTCATTGAAAAAGATTGACCTAACGGATATACCGACAGGTGGATTAAACACCGTAAAACGAAGGATATACGCCTCTGCTACCATTGGAAGTACAACAGACACATGGTTGCTTGTTGAGATAGCGGATAACGCAACAACAACGTATACCGACAATATGGCTGGAAGTTCCCTTATTATCGGTAACGCTCTAGAGACTGATAATGATCCTCCTATTAAGTCTAGCTACATCTTGGAACACAAGAACCGTTTGTTCTTGGCTCAAGGTTCTTTTCTTTACTTCTCTAAACTGAATAAACCGGAATCGTTCCCTTTGACCAATTACATCCTCTGTAATGATGGTGGGGATAGGATTACGGGAATAAAAGTTTTAAATGATTGGGTTGTAATTTTAAAGGAACGATCAATTCAAATGCTTTCCGTGGAAGGAGAACCGTCTTCTTGGAATTTCAAAACGATTAATGATAGTCGGGGGTGCCCTTATCCTGAAACGATTCAACTCTTGGACAACAATATAATCTTCATGGGCGTTGATGATCTCTATCAAATTCAACCCACATTGGTTCAAGATGAACGGAGTATTGTTCCTGTAGGAATGAGGGTCAAGAGCCTCCTAGCTGGTGAACTGTCTCCTATTAGTGTTGATTATGACGGAAGGTATTGGCTCAAAATCGGTAAGTCAATCATTATTTACGATTATCGAAGGAATTACTTCACGAAGTATGTCTTTCCTGATGCTCCGAAGTCCTTTTCTGTAACAACTTTAAATAAACTTCTTTTTGGAACGATCAAGGGAACGATGCAGTTCGGATTGAGTAAAAACTTTAACGGCGTAACAATTAGCTCGTTTGTTGTTGGCAAGGACTTTGACATGGGAAGTCGTAGTCAATTAAAAAAGATCAGGAAGATATTTGTTTACTACAGAAAAGAAACTATTAGCGATAGCCTATATGTCCAATTTGGTACGGACAAGGTGGGTTATGGTGAAAAACTAACCATTGGATTAGCTAATGGGTATATGGAATGGGGCCCCAATAGCCTGTGGGGAAGACTGTGGGGCGGGCAATCATCCCCTGGTCAAGAATCTCAAGCCATAATCCAGAAAGACAATTACTTTCGAGTGAAAATAGGGAGTGATTCTATCCCTTCTCAGTTTTACGGGTTTGGAATTCTCTACAAACTAAAACGAATTAGGTAGGTGGCATAACCTTGGGTATGATACAAAACATAACTAGAGCCAATAACTTCGTTAACGGTACACCCGCTGACGCTGAAGCTGTAGATGCTGATTTTGACGCACTCTACACAAAGTTGTCTGAAATACTATATGCGTTTAGTAGCGCGTCGATAGGGGAAAGTATTGCTGAAAAGATGAATTGTGCCCCGATTGACGGACTTATTGATGGGACTATTTACGAAAAGCTGGCTGATATTAAAAGCCAGTTGGGTATTGCGGTTACGGGTACGATACCTAATGCAAGTCTAGAGGCGATTAAGCTAGTCGTTGAATTTCAGAGATTCCTTAAAAGCACGCGCAAGGAAAATGCAAACAGCATGGCTATCCATGATAAAAACGGACTTGCTATCCCAAGCACAAACAATATTTATGATTTACTAGATAATACGAACTCGTATTCTTGCGGAAAGCTGGATACCTTGAAGACTATAACAACCCTTCCGTTAAGCGTTGGTGCTACTAGTATAACAGTCGATGATGCTACCGGAATTGTGGCTAATAATGAGTACACTATTCAGCAATACAATAAGATGCAAAGTTTTGTTGTAACATCTGTGTCCGGCAAAGTGCTTACTGTTCCTGCGTTAGTAAATGACTTTGGAGTTGGGGCCGCCGTGTATCGTTCAAATGTCATACTTGATCAAGGAAGAATGGTGTTTGGAACAGTAAAGAGCGGAACCTTCCCTGTTAAAATAACTGACCCGTCACTACTCCCTGCTGGAACAGTCAATGGAGTTGCTTATTCTCCTGATGGTAAATGGTTGGCTGTGGCTAGTGGTTCAACTCCATATCTAATCCTTTACAAGCGAACTGGTGACGTGTTTCTAAAGCAGCCAGACCTTGACGGAAAACCAACCTCTGATTGCTATTGTGTTGCTTTTTCACCAAATGGAAAATACTTCACGGTTGGAACAAGCGGTTCAACGACTGTTCACTATAAAATAGTAGACGATGTATTCACTAAGCTTACTCGACCTGTCTCGTATCCATCAGGGACGGTGTATGGTGCTGATTACTCGGAGGACGGAACCTATCTAGCCCTTTCTCAGTCCTCATCCCCATATCTAGTGATCTACAAAATAGACGATGTTGTTTTCACTAAACTTCCTGATCCTGAGACTAAACCAACTGCGGCATGTCATGGGATTAAATTTTCTCATAATGGAATTTATCTTGCCGTATCGTCGGACGCTTCTCCCTATATGCTTGTTTATAAGAGAACAGGAGATGTATTTGATAAGATTAGTAATCCTGCATCATTACCAACTGGTGATGGGAACGGTCTAGCGTGGGGGAAAAACGACGAATATTTAGCGGTGGCGCACGAAGCAACTCCATTCGTTACGATTTACAAAAGAACATCGGATACCTTTGCGAAGCTTGCTAATCCTTCAACCCTGCCTACAGGAAATGGGTTTGGGGCGGCCTTTAGTAAGGATGGAAGCTACTTAGTAATAGCTCATGCGGTTACCCCCTTTGTCACAATGTACGATAGGCTAAACGATACGTTTTCTGCTATGCCTGACCCAATCACACCACCAACAGACGATGCTAAGTGTGTTACATTTGGCCTTGATGACTTATTCTTAACCATTGGGCATGACGGTAATCCGTATATCTCAACGTATAAATGCGGAACAAAGGTTGCTACCGTTGACGTTCGGTACAATGTAACTCCTACTAATCCGACAAAAGAAGTTGATGTGTGGCTATATCGCGAAAAGGATGCCAGCTTTTCTATAGCGCCTAGTTTGTCGATCGTGGATTCCGCTAACCCTGAGAGTTATTCTTCTATGACAAAAACAACCACAGAGATTAGTAGTGATTTAATCCTAGAAGAATTGGTTGGAACCTCAACCGTGTCGGCGAGCAAGGTTACTGCTAAATTTGTTCTTACAAAGGATACGAGCGTAGATAAGGCGATTACTAAATTACTTGGTTCGGCAGTTTAAGGAGGTGTTAACGTGCCAACTACAGCTTATTATAATAATGATGAGGACTTAGCGAATGGCAGAAAATATCTCGGAAGTGATGTAAATTATATAAAGTGGACACCGGGCACAAGAATCAAGAAGGGACAACTTGGATTAGGTGGTAATGCTGTAATCCCCAACTCTGCCTATTCGGGCGGTCAAGCACTGGGCGGGTATGATGCGGCAGGAACAGCCAATGAGATACAGAAATATCAAGGGCTGAACAACGCAACTGCAACGGCAAATCTTCAATATGCTCCACAGATTAACCCTATCAGCTCGAAGATTCAAGGGATACAGGCTTCTATGGCTGAGGCTGCACGACAAGCAGAAGCTCAAAAATTAGCGGCGAATAACCTATCCTTGGACAATGTTAATCAAATTAGAAGACTACAGGATAACAACAGGGGCCGCACGAATGAGACGATGAATACTAGGGGTTTAATGAACTCAGGGATTAATGATTCTGCTCAAGGACAGATCAACGCTGCTGAGGGTGCAGGATTACAGAATAATCAGGCTGAGTTAAGAAAGACGTTGGCGGGAATACAAACGTGGCTGAATGGAGTTAATGAGACTGGTCAGGCTAATGTAGGGGATTTGGAAGGACAGAAGGCGGGGTTGATGGCTCAGATTCCGCAGTTGGCGCAGAGTATTTATGATAAGCAGCGTTCTGATGCTGAAATAGCAAACTTTGAGAGAGAACAGGCGATTGCTAAATTGATGGGGACTTTCGGTGGAGAGCAGACGTTGGAAGGGCAGAAGTTTACGAGGGATGGCGAACAGTGGAATAATGAGTTTGGGTTGAAGCAAGGAGAAGTAATCGGGAATTACATGGGGCAACCCACTATGTCGCAGAAGCAACTTGATCAAGGTGGTTATCAGTTTGGACAGAGGATGGCACAGGATGAAAGTCAGTTTGGTAGATCGAACGCTATCGCGCAACAAAACGCTAACGTGAACGAATTCGACTCGACTGGCAATATGCCTAGCGGGAGAACTTCTGCAAGTGTTCCAGAATCATTCATGGAGGCTGCTACTAATGCCGGGAACGCTACGGGGGTTGACCCTCTTTTGATTGCCGCTATCGGCAAACATGAGACAGGTTACGGTACGCTTGGGGCAGGGAGAGAAGGATATAGCTTAGGTTATGGGTATCCAGCTCCCGGCCAAGGTAACGCTAAATATCAAGATGCTCCTGGTGAATTCAGCAATCAAACCTTATCTGCTGCTAAGCAAATTGCTGGGTATTTGGGCAACAAAGATGTTACTTTAGAAAACCTGACTGACTTCATGAATAATAGCTGGAAACCGGGTGACAAGAACTGGGCCAATGCTGTGTGGAGGGATTATCAACAGCTCAATAAAGATGCAACGACTGTTGGGCCTGCTCCTACAAAGAAGTTAACTGGTCCCGAAAAAACAGATGCGGCGACTGCTGATGCAATGGATATTCTAAATCAGTTGGCTAATCAACATAAAACAAAATCAGAGATTATGAAATTTATTAACGATAATTCAGGAAGATTTGAGGCAAGTGGGGCAAGTTCGAGTTATCTAAGGGATTGGGCCGACAAAGCTTTTGAGTGGGATGGATAGGAGGGGTTTAATTGGCTACTAATATGTTTGCGGATCTACTTGATAAGCCAAGTTCTTCGAATGTAAGAAAGAATATGTTTGCCGATCTCCTCCCTCCTGAGTCAAAGCAGGTAAGTGGACAGCCTGAGTTCTACGATAATTCCCCTGTTGATTTCTCAAAATATCTAACTACTTCACATGCGGTTAGCGAGCCCGTTGCTCAACCTGTTCAATCTTCACGGCCTGATTATAAGTCAGCATGGATAAGCGGAACGCTCGGATCGTTACTTGGGAAAGCGTTGACTCCATTAGCTGAAAATATTACTGGAAAGAAAGTTGACTTATCGACTCTTCCGCAACCTAAAACGTTTGGAGAAAAAGCAGTATCCTTTGCAGGAAGTAATCTTTCGGAATTGCCGATGTGGCTTCTGGGCGATGCTCTACTCGCTAAACCTTTAGCGGCATTAGCTAAGACTGCACCTGTTGCTAAGGGGATAGGAATACTGCCTAAAGCTATTACCTCTGCATTGGGGACCGGAGTTAGGGCCGGGACTACCTACGGACTACCAATTAACGCAGCAGAAACAGCAATTAATGGTGATGGTGCCAGTGGATTCGCGGATAGATTGAAGCGGGTGCCCGTTATGGCATTGGGTGGAACCGCATTGCATGGGGCTGGTCAATTGGTCGGAAAGGGAATTGGGGAGGCTGGGAATATACTCGCAGAGCGAAAGCTTACTTATCCTGAAATAAAGTCTAATCCTCTCCAAAATGTGCAAAATGCTTATAAGACCTCTGCTACCCTCAGAGACGTTAAAGCGCAAGAACTTAATAAAACATTCTCAGACCCTACTAATAATTTAGGCAAAACTGGTCAAACGCTACCGAGGCAGGGCGCAACTCCTGAAGATCTATTTCAGCAAAAACAAGCTGATGCCATGAGCGCGTTTGGTGGACCGCTAAAGAGTTATAAAATCAACAATGACATATCCGAGATAGAAGCAATGATGGACAAGCGGGTTAAGGATATTGCCGCAAGTCTAAAACAAGCTGATGGGCAGACAAGGATAGAGACTATCCGTAATCGGGTAAAGGATATGGGCGGAATATCCCCTGGTAACGCGAATATTTTCGAGGAACAAAAGGTTATACCGAATTGGATTCGCAATCGAAACGGGAGGTCATTGGATGAGGTTGCCGATACGTTAGGGATGTCTTCGGATGAGTTACTAAAGGCGGTTGATTCCTCTGCGTATAAGCCGAAAGATTATGAGTTAGAAGCGTATCGCGTTGCTCATAATAATCCAGAATATCAAAATTTAAGTAATACTCTGGATACACTGAAGACATCTATGTCGACCGTCAAGAAGGTTAATGGACCAATATCGTTGAAGCCGAGGGAAGTGAAAGGGGAACCCGTTCAGGATGTGCCAACTATGAGGCCGGAGAAACCCGCACCCTTACGGTGGACTAATAAGGATGAGATACCCAAGGCTGATTTACCTTATGGGAGATTAGGGGATAAGGTGGGGGTTGATAATTCGGGAATTAACTCAATGGGAAAAGGTTTCGGTTCGGAAATAATTGAACCAAAATTAGCAATGAGGCTACAGGCTTTCAATGATAGCCTCCCTGATCTCCCTGATACATCTAGCCATATTGTGTCAAAGACAGATAAGCCGCCAATGACACTCGATACGCTTAGGAAGCTAAGGACAAAAGCGTATATAAAGACAACTGACAATCTGCACCGCCTTGACCAACTTGATAAGTATGTTGAAGTAACAACTGGTAAAAAGTTATCTCCTGAAGACAAAACATATATGCTGGCCCTAAATAGCAGGGGAACGGGAACGACAGCTAGTTATATTCTTGAGGAAGGACTTGTTGGTCCAAAGGGCGATAATGTTGGAGAATCCTTAAAATCCATCACTAGCCAACTTAAAGATAAGCAAGTATTGAAAGAATTTGATAATTACCTAGTGAACAAACACGCTATTACGAGGATGAGATTAGGGGAAAAAGTATTCCCTGATGAAATGAAAATGACTCCTGGTATGTCAGGAGCCATAGTGAAACGGATTGAGTCCGTTCATCCCGAATTTAAGGATTTATCAAATAAGATCTATGAGTTTCAAAACAAGTTAAGTAAGGCGTGGTTAGTCGATACCGGAATCGTTTCCCCTGAAGCCTACGGGAAATGGATAATGGATAATCCTCATTACGTTCCTAATAATCGTCTCTTTAGTGAACTGGAACAACCGGGATTTAGCGGATCGACGAAGAGAGGATTTGCTAGTCAATCTAATCCAGTAAAGGCGCGCTCAACTTCTCAACGCAAAGTAATAAGCCCAATGGAATCCATCATGGAGCATGTTGACCAATATGTTAAGGTCGCAAAGAGGAATGAGGTGATGCAAACCCTTATTCGTAATCTTGAGAAAAATCCTGATGAATTCAAGGGATGGGCCGAGATAATCCCTTCGGACGGACAGCTTAAGGAAGGGTTAATGGGGGATATAAATAAAATCCTCGAAACGGATGGAATTAACGGAGTTGCGGAAGCCTTCAACAAACAATTTGACAATATCTTTCAAGCGAAAAAACAACGCCTTGACCTTGGAAATATTGTCACAGGCCTAGTTAATGGGGAAAAGGTACATGTTAGGGTAAGCGATCCTTTATTACTCGATGCCCTTACTAATCTCAAGCCACAAGGCCAACAGTTTGTTATTTCTGCGCTCGGTCAAGTTACGAGGGTAATGAAAAATCTTACGACTGGCATTAATCCAGTCTTTAGCTTGGCGAGAAATATTTGGAGAGATATTCCGACAGCTTTCATTAACTCGAAGAGTACGAATAATCCCTTTGTGTTTGGTAAGGATTTACTCGGCTCAATAGTTGATATTGCAGGGAACAAGGAAGTATACAAATCTTACAAGGCACTTGGCGGCGGTCATGCTTCTAGTTCCGTTTCTGCTAGTCGAAATACTTTAGCCGAAAGCAAGGCTAGGCTCTTACCTGGTTACGCCATCAAACACCCCTTCAAGTCGGCACTGGGAGGTTTAGAACGTCTTAATAATACCGTGGAGACGGCCCCTAGGCTTGGTGAATATAAGCGATTCTCAAAGCCTGGTGATTATTCCAGCAAGGTAAAAGGTTTATACGAAGCAAATGATGTAACAACAAACTTTAGTAGATATGGCAATGTGATCAAGGAAGCTGATTCTATCTTTCCTTACCTAAATGCGGCCTGGCAGGGGATATCTAAGCTTAGTAGGGCTTTCAAGGATAACCCCGTACAAGCTCCCGTAAAGGCTCTTATGGCAGTAACGTTGCCAACTATAGTATTATACCAACTTAACCACAGTAACCCGGCATATCAACAACTGAGCGATTATATCAAGGACAATAACTTCCTATTCCCTAAGAATGACGGCACTTTTGTAAAGATTCCGAAACCCAGGGAAATAGGGGTTGTGTTTGGCAGTTCGGTAGAAAGAGCTTTGAGGCAATGGCAAGATAACGATCCGGAACCATTTAACAGATTTATGGAGACGATAAAGACAAATTTCACTCCTCCAACTAGGTCGATTCTTGCGCCACTGAGCGATATTCGCTCCAACAAAAACTTCGTAGACGCTCCTATTGTGTCGGGTGAAGTATCCAAACTCTCTCCGCCTTATCAATTTGATGAGAAAACAAGTGAGCCAGCTAAATTTATAGGTAAAAAGCTGAACCAATCTCCGCAGCAAATCGATTACTTGGCGCGTAGTTATTTAGGTGGAGTTGCCCAACTTGGAATACCTGCGACAACCAAAAACTCTAGCGTATTGGGTACGTTGGGGAAGCAGATAATGGCAGACCCTACTTTCTCAAATGACATTATCGGAGATTTCTATAACACTAAGGATAAGATCGACACAAGTTCCAGTGACGCAAAGGCGACAGGAGATAAGTCCTTAGAGGTTGGTAAAAAATATAAGCCCATTTTTGCTAAAGCAAGCACTCAGCTTAGTGACATCCGTAAGCAGATTGACAAGGTTCAAGCTAGTCAAGCGTCAAATGCTGAAAAAGAAGCAAAAATAAGAGCATTCCAAATAAAAATGCTCAACATAGCCAAGGCCGCTAATAGTAAGTTTAAATTAAAATAGAGAGGAATTACTTCCTCTCTTCAAATTTTTTAGGCTTATTATCGTCTGTGATAAATGAGAAAAACACGAATAGGACTCCTATCAATAGTATCCATGCCCACTTAAACGCTTCTCCGCCGAACATATCGCCGAGCAGAACCAAAATTATAAATATCCCTGTTCCGAGTGCTTCCCTCTTTCGCTTATCCATAATTAATCAAATCCCTTCTTGTATTATATGTGTTGACTTGTGATAAGTTGTGACATATAATTATAAAGGAAGGGGTGAATTATTATTAATGAATATATCACAACCGAAGAATTATGTCAGTGGTTGAAGATTAGTAAAAACACAGCCAACAACTGGCGCAGACTCGGACTCCCTTTTGTTAGATTCGGCAACACGGTCAGATATGAAAAAGTAAAAGTTCAAAAGTGGCTAGAGGAAACCAAAAAGAATTAAAAGGGAAGTTTGCTCACCCGACTAAGAGTTACAAACTTCCCTAACGAAAACAAACCCTTGAGGGATGCTTCACCTGCTATTCTAACACGGTAAAGTCTCTCCTACAAGGGTAAGAAGAAGGAGGATTTTACCATGACTAATTACCCAAACACGATCACTATGGATGGAGAAGAAAAGGCGGTGGCTACTTATGACATGAAGGGTTATTTTAAATGGGCGGTGGCTGATGGCATTGTCTTAGTTGACCAAAATTATTTAGAAGAACTCTTCTCCTACATACCGCCGGGGGTGGTTACTTGTGAGTGAGATGAAGAGGTGTACTAAGTGCGGGGAAGACAAGTTGGCAACTAGCGAGTATTTTCACAAAAGGAAAGATAGTAAGGACGGTCTAAGGAATGATTGTAAGATTTGCTGGGCTGAACGTACAGACCGATATTACCAAGAACATAAGGAATCAATTGCCAAATATAAAGAAAATTACCACAAAGTAAATAGGGAATCTATTGCTAAATACCATAAGTTATACAGGAAAGAACATTTAACTGATATTGCCAAGAAGAGCAAACAGTATTACGAAACCAATAAGGAATCCACACTGGAACATATTAAGTTGTATAAGCGAGAAAATAAGGACGCAGTCAATAGGCTTAAGCACAGACGTGAGGCTAGAAAGCGGAAGCTACCACATACGCTCACTTCTTTACAGTGGGAAAACATAAAGCTTAACTTTGGCAATACATGCGCTTATTGCGGAGAATCGAAAAAGCTAACAATTGAACATTTCATACCCTTGAGTAAAATGGGGGAGCTGACCGTTGATAACGTTTTGCCTATTTGCTTATCCTGTAACTGTTCAAGAGGGAACCGCGATTTCAAAACATGGTTCAGGAAACAACCCTTCTACTCTCCAACCAGAGAAGAGAAGATATACAAATACTTAGGTTATTCCAAAGATGGCATTCAGCAACTATCACTTATATGAAGTCCCAAGGCACTGCAACCCAGTGTCTTTTTCTATATCCCAAAAAAGGAGGAACCCCATGGACCACTTCGACAACGCATCCGGCCCAGAACAACGCTATAAAAACTCCATCCTCAACGAACTACGCACTCAATCCTCCCTACTCGCAGAACTAAAAGAACAAAACTCCCTCCTCAAAGACATAATCAAACTCCTATCAACCCCAAAACCTGACCCGCCAAAAGTAGTAAAGCGTGTTCCATCCCAAAAGTCAGCAGAAGCAAAAATGAAGAGGGGGATTTAGTATGACAATTTTACATGACGGTAATGGTAACTCAATCACTCAAGAAAACCCAATGCCCACAATGATCCACGGTGATGCTGCAATGGTAATGCGAGATTCAAAGATAGATCCATCGCACTTATTAGGTGCCAATGCAACCTACAAATCTCCTGTTATCGATAGACCTCGGCAAATTATCCCTGATGGAATGACCCGCCTTTGGATAAAATCAAGCTCTAGTGGTGTCCTATACCTAGAAGAACACAACAACTACGATCCCGCTAATCCCGACACTGGATGGACAACCTTGGCAACCGTAACCGTCTCTGCAACAGTCTCGGCACTTATGGCCTGGTCTACATTGACTAAACAGTACATGCGCTTCAAGTTTGTGAATGGTGCCGTTGCTCAAACTGAATTCATCCTGAATCATTATACGCAAGGCGTAGGCGTAACACCCGTAATGGTAGCAGATGGTGCAGATGTTACACAGGGAGCAAAAAACGAAACAGCAGTAATTGACCCAACTGCATCCGCTAGTGTTACGGCTCGATTGGGAGGATTATTAAAGCAGTGGCAAGGGGATGGGCCAGTGGGGAAGGCGGCCCCTGTTTCGATAGTTGGGAGTTTAGCGAATCCAAGTGCAACGATTACGATAGGGACGGGAGCAGCACATTCGGCAGGAGATGTGGTATCTACCGACGTAGGACAGATACTACAATTAGATACTGGACTTCCAGCAGGGTCGAGCGGTGTAATATTAAGTAGTTTAGTAAAGTTAGGGCAAAATGCTGTATTTTCTGGGGGCGCTGGGTACACTTTATATTTATTTGATACCTCGCCTGTAGTACAGGCGACAAACGCGGCATTTGATTTAGTCGATGCAGATCTCACATCGTACATTGGTAAAATACCTATCTCAACACTGCAAGATTTGGGTAGTAATTGCGCAATAACTGACTTGAATCAAAACTTCCCGTTTAAATTAGCAAGTGGCGATACTAAACTTTATGGTAAATTAGCTTGTGTTGGCGGGGAAACAACGGTTACAGGTAAAATTATTACCATTAAACTTAAAATAGCCGTAGTGTAGGGGGTATATTTAATGAATCCTGTATTACAACAACTATTATTAAGCAGAAAAAGACCTATTATATTTGATAGTTTTACGCGTTCGGATGCAATAATATTAGGCAATGCGGAAACTGGTCAAGCGTGGTCAGTATTAAATGGTAATTGGAGGGTTAGTGATGGGAAAGCTTATTCAATCGCTCCTTATACATCTGGGGATGAAGCAGTAATTGACATAGGAATTGCCGATAAATACTTACTATCTTGTCAAATAACAGATGATACCGACAATGAGTTAGTGTTTCGATGCGTTGACCATGACAATTATTTATTTGCAGGGATTGCAGTAGGCGTATTTGCAATCTATAAAAAGATATCAAATGTTTATACACTTTTAGGTAGCTATGGTTCTGGTGTCGCCGGAACGGTTTATACTGTATCAGTACGCGTTTCTGATCGAAATATTGTCCTAATAATAGATGGTCGCCAAGTATTAAGCGTAGATACAGAAACATTTATGACAGCAACAAAAGTTGGGATTCGAAGTGGAAATAAACCTAATTGTAGATTTGATAACTTCAAAGCGGAGGTTTTATGATTATTACAATTGATAAAAAAGGTGATGGACTAAGTGTTGAAACGGCCATAAGGCCTAATGTGGAGTTTACTAATTATATTGTTGTCTCAGAAACAGACACAACTTTTACTATTAAAATACTAGATTAGGCCTTCGCTAAAGACTGCTAATGCGTATCAAACTAGCAGAATAGACAGAGCAAGTCGGGCCTGACAACCTCTGCGACAAAGCTTTAGCCCAAGGCTTCTCCTAGTCGTAATTCGGGCTACCATTAGGGCGATGGTGCAAGATATCAGCACCTAAGAGGACATTCGAGAGATCGAGTGTCCTCTTTCCTATACCCAAAAGGAGGGTGCAGGTTGAAAAAATCTCTAATTATTATCGCACTGATAATATCTTTATTCGTTTCCCTCTTTCTATTTATCCATAGCAGGGATTCCCCCAAGATTAATATCAATACCTCGTCCATACAGGCCCTAGAATCCCTTCCAGGCATCGGAAATGTGCTTGCTAATAGAATCGTACAAGAACGTCCATTCCATGACATTTGGGAGTTGGATAGGGTAAAGGGAATTGGCCCAAAAACAATAGAAGGACTAGAGGGGAAGGTTGATGTAGATTGACTCCTGAAGTGATAGCTCAAATGATACTTAGCATTGGGGTTGTGCCTACTCTGCTAGTTTTCTTAGTTTACAGTGATCGCAAGGAACGCAAAGATGAACGAGAAAAATCTCAGTGCAGAGAAGTTAAACTCATGGAACATATCGGAAAATCTGATGAAAATATGAACAAGTTCGCGTCAAGCTTAGAGAAGATAGGGGACACTATGAATTCACTCGATAAGTCCATGGGTTATCTCCAAAGGGATGTAGAAGAGTTGAAGGGGAAGGGTTAAACATGCCAATATGCTGCGTTGACGCAGGTCATAATAAAAACACAATTGACTCCGGTGCCCTAGGATGTGGTCTTTTCGAGCAAGACATAACCCTCGATATTGCCATACGCCTAAAACCCCTCCTAGAATCAAACGGCATCCAAGTAGTCATGACACGAACAGGCGATAGGGTTCCCGGTGATTACCCTGATGTAGCAGGTTCCCTCCAAGCTCGTTGTGATATATCCAATGATGCCAAGGCTTATTTATTCGTCAGTATCCATTGCAACGCTGGTCATGGAACAGGTTCAGAGGTTTGGATAGTATCGGAAGGTGGAAGGGCTGAGAAGGCTGCAAAGGCTGTTCTGGCTCGTCTGATTGCATCTTGTGGTTGGACGAACCGTGGCGTTAAGACAGCCAATGATTATGTATTGAAGAATACTATCGCCCCGGCTATTTTGACAGAGAATGGATTCATTGATACCGTTAGCGATGCGGTGAAGTTGAGTAGCCCAGGGTTTAGACAAGGAATAGCGGTTGCTCATGCGAAGGGAATTTGTGATTATTTTGGTATGCAGTATAGGGATGGAGGGGTTACGGTGGCAGAAGTTAAGCCAGACAAAGACGGTTATCTCTTGGTGAGAGTTTTAGACTCAAAATCGGCTGAAGTGCAAGCACAGATTATCAAAATGGGGTATGCGTGTTCCAAACTTATGCTTCCGTAGAAAAAGTATACTTTGGTATACCTGTAAACAAATAGTATACCAACTAAGAAAGGAATTGATCTCCATGGAGAACAAGTCAACACTCCTTGCGATAGGGGGAGTTATTTCAATTGCCTTAACTGTCATTATCTCTTCAGCACTCAATAAACAGGCTGTAGACAGTCAGTTTGTTCAGCAGGTAGTAACGGGCCTGTTAGCTTTTTCCGGTGGAATAGGTGCTAACATGGTGGCTTCTGCACTGAAGTCCAATAAAGCAGAATAGTATCATTCCGTTGAAGTTAACGATATGAAATAACCCTCTGTCCTTAATTGGATGGAGGGCTATTTTTATGTTCAAATATAGGCTCATATATTAAATTTTATTATGGACATGTTGTCATAAATTTGATATACTATTCTTAATTACATAAACAAAGCCACCTGAGATTGGACCCTCAAGTGACTTCTGGCGTTAACCTGATCGCAACAGGAAAACAACTTAACTTATTATACCTTCTAGGGAAACTTAGGACAAGGGTAATTTAAGGAATTTCAGCGACAGGCCGTCAAAAGGTTTGTCGCTTTGTGTTTTGTCCCGTGGTTAAAGTAACACACGTTAAAAAACTGCCACCACTAATCATGGGGGGACACGCGTTAGAGGCACATTGTATTTTTTGCATTTACCGTCATGGGGGGTTCCTAGAGTCGATTGATTATCGCGCGCTGTTATCGGAATTGCAAGCGCTGAATAGGATGCAAGTGAATATATTGAATAAGCTTGAGATAAATACGGATACCAAATGGCTCCGTCGAACTGTATTTTTCTCTCTTGAAAGTCGAGCTATCGATTTTCAGGGGGGAGTAAAGCCGTTTCCAAATCCACCATTGAACTATGTTTGTGAAAGAAGGATACAAAAAATGCCATTCCGAATCATAATCGCAGGTTCAAGAGACTTCAATAACTACGAATTGCTTAAAAATAAACTCGACTCCCTACTAGCCAATAAAAACGACATCGAAATTGTTTCCGGAACTTGTAATGGTGCGGATTTATTAGGCGAAAGGTATGGACTCGAAAATAACTACCCTATTAATAGATTTCCTGCCGACTGGGATAAGTTTGGTAAACGCGCAGGACCGTTGAGAAATGAACAAATGGCTGATAATACAGATGCTTTGGTTGCGTTTTGGGACGGTAAAAGTCGTGGCACGAATGACATGATCGAGAACGCCAAGAAGAGGGGTTTACTTGTCAGGGTTATTTTAGTTTAGTAACACTTCTCTTTTTTACCTTGCTAGTACACACGATAACGTATATAATTGTATATATAAAGGAGGTATCAAATTGAGTGATAAAGACAAGTTTTCTCCCGAACAATTAGTATCCAGCACCCAACTTGTTAAGAAACTGTCTCACTATCTTGAAACGGCATCTAGGTATCCGTTGTTTATCCAAAGGGGTCAAGAAGTTCAATGGGTGCTACTTAGCCTAAAGGAGTACAGAAGGATTATTGGGAAGAAGGGAAAATAAATAAGCATGGGAATAACAATAAGCTCAAAAAGACATAGTTGCGATATGGGATATGGTGGTTTTGGTAGATTTAGAAATATGGTAGCTGAAAAAATTAGTGTTAAATTTCATGAGCATTACACGAGCATGGATGTTCCAGAAGTTATGTTTTCAAGTGGAGATAAAAGGACAGAGTTTTTTAGAAAGTACAACGCTGCTACCGAGGAACTTATTGAACAAGGTGAAGTAACTATAGATGTTGCAAATTTCCTATATCAAAGTGATTGCAATGGAAAGATAGACAGAATGCAAGCTAAACGGATATATATGTTAATAAAAGATTGTGACGATAATACCTCGTTTGGCTATAGTGGCAGAAGTTATTGTGCCGGAATGTCAGATTTGAAGGATATTTTTTCTGATGGTACAAAGATTGAATGGCGTTAACCCCAACCACTCCACAACCGAGGGATAATGACTAACTTGATACTTGAATCAGTACACTAAGATTGAGAAGGGAGAATAAACCTTGGGATGTGCAATGGAAAAATGTTCAGACGGATCAACAATATTTTGGTGTGGTAGTGGCATAGAACCTTGCTCAGTATGCGGTGATGTTTCAATATCCTTGTGCGATTATCCAGTAGGACCACGCAAAACATGCGATCAACCACTTTGTGAAAAGCACTCCATTAAGCAGGGTGCAGAGTGGCAAGATATTCATTTTTGTCCGACACATACTATTATTGATAAAGGAATGATAAATAAGAAGGATGGAAAATAAATGAGAGTCTACAGAATGTGTAATATGAACCACGGTTACGGTCCAATAACAACAAATGAGGGCGATGTTATTATAGAACTAGAAACCGAATTAGATGAATCCGGCGAAGACCAAGGGCGAGGATTCACTAAGGATAATCTATCCAAGTTGAAGAAATCCCTAGAATCATTGCCCATAGTAGGAGATATTAACGATGCTACCGCAATTGTTTCTTTTGGCCCATATATGATACAGGCTGAAGAAATGACACAAGAGGAATATGATAGTTTGCCTGAATTTGATGGGTATTGATTATTAAGGAACTAAGCGAAGGAGGAAGAAGTAGGGATGGATAAAGAAAATCACATGGAAATATGCAAGATATTCAACGAGGTCCTTAATGACCTAGAGGGAGAATACAGAGGTGGAAACTTCGAGTACGGAACTCGTAATCTAGTCAAAGGGAGAGGTATTACGGTAAAAGAAAAAGAGCATCTCCATGAGTATAGGGCTAGGTTGAATAATTTATTGAGATCAATACTGTAGGTGAAAGAATGAGACTTCGCAAAATATCCATCGGCATAGGCAGGCAAATGTGCGGTAAGAGAAAAGTGAAAATAAACATAGTGATAGCATTTCCGTTTAGGGGAGATAGGGAATGGTATATGGATGATTGGTGGTTCGTGAAGTTGCCATTTTAGGGTTAAGTAATATTGTAGGATGTGAATAAAGATGAGTAATTACTATAAAAACCATTGTCTCGAAGGAATTAATCATTTGAAGAAAATATTCCCTGATGGGGATGCTAACGATTTAAATTGGTGCGTGCTATCAACAAGCGGAGTTCATGGCACTTATGGAACACTGGATGATCTTGAGAAATATTTTTCTAGTGGCGAACTAAAATACCTAAGCATAACAGCATTGGTTATTATGCCAAGAGTTGTTTCTATGCTTTGGGGTCATATAGATATTACACTAGAGGATATACCATATTTGCGAAAACTAGTTACAAGCTCGTTGAGGTTTATGAGTGAATCCCAAACTGGAAACACATCCACTGAATAAATAGCACAAACAAATACCATCCAATTCGGATGGTATTCTCTATTTTAGGGGAATAAACTGATTCATTATGCCTAACGTAGTAACTTCGCCATCCCCAAACTTAGTCCGATAAATAGTAGCGAACAATAAATTATGCTCAGTCGTTGTCCTATCAATTAGCGGATCGGCAAAGAATGAAACCAGGCCGGACGTAGTGTGCCCGGTTATCCTATGCTTTGTATATTCGATATAGTTACCCTTAGGTGGGTTTGTATATGCCAACGCTACGAGAACTAAAACTAAGATTAATTTCCTCATTCTTTTACTCCTTCTTGTTTGCCTGAAGTTATATTACCCTGATTTATTGAGAATATACAAAAACCTCCATCAAATTAATGACGGAGGTTTTATTTTAAAGACAGAGGATCAGGATCTTCCCGAACATATATAGACCTGTTAATAACGAAGCTCCTCCAAGTATTTGTATTTTGGCAGCCTGGCTTTCCTTTGTATCCTTAGTCGGTTCAGGCGCAACCACAATATCCTTTATGTCCTTAGTCTCCCCTGCGTCAGTCGTTAGATGCTTCCTGACATTGCCAATCAACTTCTCAAGATTATCATTATCCTTAAAATGCTTTCCAATTTCAACCTCAACCTCATCTGTAACCCCTTCTGCCGTTACCGTCCGACGATACTTGAAAATATCCTTATCGTATCTTCCGTTGTATGACCTTCCCATTAGTTTTCCTTGAACATACTTACCAATCCTGTCCAGTCCTCCAAGGCTTGCCAATTGTATATCCGGTTTAGCCGCAACGATCATTTCGCCATCCGGTAGCACACTACTCCATTCTTCTAATGTCGCATAGCCCGACTTTGGACTTGATTCTAGCCAAAACATTCCGTTGATGTGTGGATACAGGTAGAAGATGAACGCAGATGGCTTGAGGTAGGCCTGTGGGGTTGTTGCTTGAGCTTTGAAGGGGTTTATAAGGGATAAGCCGACCAAGATCATTATAAGGGATAAGACGAGAGTTCTGCGGATTGAGGATTTACAGAGGATGATAATGCTTTTAGTCATCCAATTCACTCCTTTTTAGAAAAAACTCAAGAGTCTCAATGATGGCCTCAATGTCGTTAATCATTCGCTGAACATACCGGTTATCAATTTGATTGAGCCTAATGAATCCAATTCTATTATTAATTTCATATAGCAGATAGTCAACTTCGCGTCCCGGTACAGCATCGCTGATAATGCTAGTGAATTTAGAATAATTAATCGAAACAGCAGTTGGCTTATTCAATCTATAATCACACCCTTCTCTCTTAAGTAAATATCCTCTGCATCCAGAACAGTAGCTATAATAATGGGGCTTATTCCAGTTTGCTTTTCGATGAAATAAATTAATTCAGACATGCTTATATCAATAGGTAAATACTCTTTTGGCTTAAATAATGTCATGTATTTCATAGCATAACATCCCTCCCTATTTAAAATATTCAGCAGGATTAATTGCTTTCCCATTAACTCTAAGCTCTAAGTGTAAATGTGGTCCTGTGGAATTAGTTCCCGTGTTGCCTACTTCTGCAATCTTATCACTACTAAACACCGTTTCCCCCTCCGTAACCACAATCTTTGAGCAATGAGCATAAATCGTTTCGTATCCGTTGCCGTGGTCAACGATAACATATAGGCCGTAAATGGGATCATCTTGAATAATCTTTTTAACCTTGCCTGGTCTACTAGTTTTGATTTTATCCCCAACTCTTCCGGCAATGTCTATACCGTGGTGATCCTCGCCTTTGAATTCCTGTGTAACCTTACCTTTTAGGGGCCAATCAAACTTTGCGCTGCCTGTCATTCTTTCCCATGGTCCTTGGTATCCGACTCCCATCTTCTGCCCTTGATCAACTCCTAGTACACCATCTAAGGACTCCCTTCCTCTAGTGTAGGTAATCGCTACCTCATGCAAGTCTGTGGTCACTTGTTTAATTTGTGGGCCTATGGCGGTAACTATTGTAAGTGCTACACCTGACCAGAAAAGATACTTAACAATTAGCCTTGAGTTTGGCATAGCTATTTCAACAAATACTCTGACTAAAACGTAAAGGGCTGATAGTCTAATTAAGTCGGCAATCATTTGGGCCATGTTCCATTGCTTACCGATTCGGCGGCTCCCATGAATCCAGACAAAGCACTTATAACCATTACTGCGAGTGCTGCTATAGCAAATATGTTGACGTATATTTTAAAGCGACTATAGCCAAAGATATCCAGCCCGATTCCGAACACAAATAATGCGGCTGCGATCTTCAAAACTAGGTGCATGTTTTTGAGGGCTATTTCAGCAGGATTCATTCCGTCAACTCCTTTCTTCTTACTTCCTCCCTTTTGATGAGTACGATTCTCCAACATAAATCCCTTAATTTATCGATGGTGTAAAATTCTAGCCTGACATTCTTGGTGCCTGAAAATTCCTTGTATACCTGCTCTTTAATCGCGTCATATGATCCGGTTGTGACTACAATTAAGGAGAGGTATTGGTCTGACGCGAGAGTATCAAATAATGCTCGATAGTTCTTATTCCATGAGTTACTAGATTCATTTACCTGGAACTCCCCAAAACTAAAGATGTCACCATATACCTTGTGATTAATAACTCCATAGCAGTCCGGGATGGGAAATGATTTGTCTTGCTCATAAAACTTCCTATTCTCTGACTTGAAATAGTTGAGAGATTGGATACCATAAGAGTCTAATACTTTCATGTGCCAGGCGACATAAATCCAAGACTTTCCTAGTCTGTGCTGAATTTGGTCCGGCCTTTTCTCGTCATAAAGATAGAACCAGTCAGGCATATCGCTCCACGATATCCTGATTCTGCGGATCAGCTTATCCCTTTCCAATCTTTTTGTACAGCGATGAGACATTTCTCGGCTGACATTCCAAAATTCAAGCAAATGGATTTGCTCCTGAGACAAGACGCTGCAAGCTCTTAGATGCGCTAGGACTCGTTGATCGCGTACTCTGCCTTGGACGTGGGTAGTTTGGTTCATGATTATATACCTCTCCTTCTATGTCGTGATATGGTAGGGGTATTTGTGGGAGTTGGGACATTAGTTGGTGGAATTGCTCTTCATCCTTGATTCTACTAGGAAAATAAGGTGCTTGGATTTCAACCTCCCTGTCGTATTTATAAATTGCCCTGCCTGGTATCTTTGGCAAATGCGCTGCGCTTCCGGTTTCGATAACCATACGACTATTAAGCTCATCGGTCATCCGGTAACACATTCTTGCTTCAAATTGAGACTTGAACTTTGAAAATGAGTTTCCTTTACCAAAAGATGTGGCATCCGGCCTTTGTGTCGATGCGATTAAATATATCCCCTGCGAACGATATTTCTGCACAGATTCTATGAGTATTTTGGCGCAATCATTGTCCGAACCAACCATGTCAACCTCATCCACAAACAGCATAATATAGGGTATGGGGTCATTGGCTACCGAATTGTACTCAATGATATTATTAGCCTTGGTTCCGATGATGTTCTTTCGTTGCTTATTTGCTTCTTGGATTAATTTGAGCAATTGAATGGACTCCTCCGGTTCATGCGTCCATACCGCTCCATAATCCTCGAAGTATTGAAGCTCTTTAAGTTTTGGGTCAATTATAGCGACTTGGATGTAGTTTCCTTTCATGATCCGATCGATGTTTAGGCAAGTATAGATAGCTTGATGGAATGTGACTGTTTTGCCCGTATCCCTTAATCCTGCAACGAACAGGGATACTATCTTGGTAAAGTCTTCAACGATGATCCCATTGGCCGTTTTTCCAAGATAGATGGGGATCGCCATCTTTTTTAAGTATGGTCGCGGATCAAATTCATAGGTGTACTTACTGGATAGGTGAATATTTGAGATGGTCATATAAATCGCTTCGCCATTGCGTTCTATCTGACAAGAACCTCCTACGGCACTAGAAAAGTAATGTTTCTTGCTGATAAATTCCTCATAACTACATCCTGGTGGCAGATAAACAACCAACAACCATGTTTGCTTTAGTTTCGGCTTGTGTATTACCCAACGGACTATTTCTTGAGGATTGAGTTTATTGGGAAGACTCGGATTCATGCCTTGTTTTTCTTTTGGGGAAAGTAGGGTGCGCTTGAATATGAAGGGTTTCATGGGGGCTTTCTGATAGAGAATTTCTATACAATCCCACACCAACGAAGGGATCTCTTCCGATGGACCACGATAAATGGCTCGCATAACGCTTTCCTTTATTTCCTTTGCAAAATTGTTATCTTTCTTCATTCAACGTTTAACACCATCCCTTCAACGTCTCAATAAACGTTTAATGATTATCAATACTCCTTACTATTTGTCCGTTATTCCTGTTAAATTTATGCAAAAAAGAAACCAGACATATCATGTCCGGTTGAATATCCTCCTCCATAGCGGCTTATTGCGTTGTTGTTGTATCACTTTAATATCATTGAGTCGTTGTAATACCTCAATGTCCCTACTCTCTACGTCCCTATGTCCATCCTCGACCTTCTTATTGACCCCTGCAAACCCTTCATTAAACTCTGCCCTCATATCATCGAGTTCCTCTTGTAGTTGGAGGATAATTCTATTCTGCTTAGTAAGTTCTTCGAGGAGGACGTGACGGATAGTATGCGCTAAATCTTCTTGTTGGGCTACTTTTGTATTACTGTTCCCTGCTAATTCAGTTGAATTCGGCACGGAGTATCCATACTTATTATCAAGGTTCTGCTTTATTTGGTCGTAGTCTAAACCTTCTTTGTAATGTCGAGCGACAAGCATAAATAGTTCGATATTTGACTCATCGTACTTACGATTCCGTCCTTCACCCGATACTTTTAGATATTCTCCAAATCGATCACGGTAGAAGGCGGCAAGGCTGGCTCCAATTCCAGCTCTCTCTGCTATCTGCTTTAGCGTTAAATACATAATATTTCATCTCCCCTGTGGATAACTCATTGTTAAGATAATATGTATAAGTTATTTATGCGTAGTTATTTATGTATTAGTAGATCTGTTCATTTTGATCAGACGCGTCTGTTCATTTTGATCAGGCACCGTCTGTTCATTTTGATCAGACGACCACTATCACCTGTGGATAAGTCCTGCAACCCCTATAAATGCTCACTATTCTTCTCTAAATAGTCTTCCCATAACTTGTTTAACTTGCCATAATCAATGGTGTACCACTTGGTATGATCTCCCTTATCTCCGTTTAATTCAACGCTAACAACTACCCCTAACCCCTCAAGGTCCTTAACCATTCTCCTTATTGTCATGGCTGACCACCAGGGAGATTGTTTGCGCCATTGTTCATAGGTGTTATACACCCATCTCCTGCGGTCTATAACGACCCCCGATTCAGTGTTGAGCCAATAGTGTAGCTTTTGTACGAACACGGCTTTATCGAGTCCTAGAACCTTAACTAGCCTCTCCTGAATGACGACCAGGTGCCCGTCATGTATGAGTAAATCAGACTTGTACTCGGATGACATTTTAGGAATATCTTTTTGCACAATAAAAAACCCCAATCAAATCCATTTAGGATAGACAAGGGTTGACCTTATGCCTTATAATGTAATCACAACATAAAGCACAGGTTACCCCTGTCTAGTAAGCCCCTTGAGAATCACTTTGGCGGTGGAGTCTCAGGGGGTTTCCCTTATGCCTAATTCGACAGGTTAACCTTTCAATCCTTCAAATTTCAAAGAATAATGTGAATCACTACGCCAACGACATAAACACAGACCAATGCTTTAAGGGCAATACACAACATAGGCCTTCTCTTGCGGAACGGTAATTTCTCGACCTGATGCTTTTCTAAATACTCCTGCATGTACGATGGATCAACCAGAACTAAATCCTTATCAACTACCACATAATGAAAGTATCCCCCCAAATCCTTTGCAACTACCACACAGCAAAACTTCCTTTCTTGTCAGAATAATTACCACTATTACCATTATGATACAATATAACTAAATTCTTTTAGGGGGTCATCGAAACAATAATTCTGATTTGATATTACATTTTATCTATTAATACTCAAAAAAAATAGAATATACCTTATATTCCGACTGAGGAATCAGTATATTCGTAATAAATATATGCTATTTAGATTTCATTTTCTTGATTGACTCTAGGAGTTCGCGGAGGAAAATTGGGTCTATTTTTTCATCATGAAATTCGCGGGCAAGTATAGCGTAAGGTAGACTTTCGCGCGTAGCGAAGAATTCAACAATATCCTCCGGCGGTTCATAATCTGATAGCTTTATCATCTCCTCAAAGCTTAACGCATTGTCATCCATAAAGAACCACGTGTTGGCATTGAGGGTTTTGGCTATTTTTGTTAACGCTTTATTCGAGGGAGTCTTCTTGTGGTTCTCAATTTCGCTTAAATAAGGAAGCGAGACATCGCTTAACTCAGAAAGCTTGGTCAGTGAGTATCCGCGTATCTCTCGTAAATACCTAACCTTTTCCCCGATGTTTATTTTAATCACCTCCTTATCAATTATTACAGTAGTAGTATGCCCAATAAATTTCCTTAAACAAAACGTCATAAATAATCTTTATCTATAGTAGAATATCTGTTGACTAATTATCCATTAGCGAATATAATATAACTATGGACAAGCGAACGTCCCATATTTTTTAACAGGACGTTCGCTAATAGAGAATAGATAGGTGGTGAATTATAAAAATGCAAACATTAGAGACTTCTGTGGTCGGAAAGAACGTAAAGAAGTATATGGATCAAAGGGGCCTGAAGCAGTTTGAGTTAGCAAGACTAGCAGGAGTGTCTAACCCTCCAATTAGCGACACGATCAGAGGAAAGAAGATGCCAACTGTTAAGTTCTTGGGTAAGTTGGCTAAGGTCCTCGGATGCAGTATGGCAGATTTGTTTAAGGAGGAATAATGAAAAACTGTTTTGTTATTGCAGGAGATATCACGGTTGTATTCCTAAAGACGTGTGATGATGTTAGCTATGAAGCAATCATTGATACGGATGACTTGCCACGAGTTATGGAGCTTACGGCTTCATGGAGGGCGTATAAGCACCCATATCGCCGAGTACGCGTTACTGGAGGTAAAAAAGGACTCCAAGGGTGGCTAATTGATGCCCCTGTCGGTATGCAGATAGACCACATAAACCGAAACGCATTGGATAACCGGAGAAGCAATTTAAGAATTTGTACACCTACTGAAAACTATAGAAACAGGAGTACCCATTCTAATAACACATCAGGAACAACGGGAGTTATTAAAAATCAAGGAAAATGGGTGGTTATGATAGGGACAGGGGGGAAGAATAAATATTTGGGAACATTTAGAAATATCGAAGATGCCATAGCTGTCCGAAAGGAAGCTGAGATCAAATACTTCGGAGACTTCAGACCAATGGACAAGGATGACCTAACGAGTATCAAGTGTTAGCCAATGAAGCTAGGATATCAAGCCTAGCGCATTATTTTATTCTTACTTTCGTAAATCTTTTCAACCACAATCATCCCCTTAATGCTTACCAGGCAAAAAGAGGAAGATTGATCGCATTCAGATTTGTTTACCAGTTTGGCACATTCCCATCCTAACAATGCTACCAACATTGTGAGAACGAGAATATGCCTAGTGAGCCTAAGCTCTAAATAATTTGTCCGTCCCAACGAACGATTCAGGTATTGAAGTACCTGCATTAAACACTACCGTAACCCAAGGGGCTTGTTTGCTACGCTCTTGTTTAACTGTGTCTAATATACATCATTTGAACTAGCTTTACAAGAGGTTTTTCAATTAATTTATTACAAATTTGCAAAAAAGTATTAGAAAATGAATGTTTTGGAATCGTTTCGTCAAGGAGGTGAAGACAACGGAGAAAACACTAGTGGATGAGTTCAAACGACTGACGGGTTTTAATGGCGGCGATGTTGCCGAAAGGTACGGGGTTAGTCGCCAGTATGTTCATCAGACATTTAATAATAACTCGTTGACACATAAGGCAAGTTCAGCATTTCTTATTAATTCGATGATCGGCGAAAAGATTTCGTCGCTGAAAAAGCAGGTGCGAGACTTGGAGTTTTTGCAACTCAGTATCGAGGGTAGTGTAGCGAATGGGGAGGACAGGCATGAGTAATTTAATTCCAATCGAATATCAAGGACAAAGAATTCTAACCACGTCTCAATTAGCGGAATCATACGAGTCTGACGCTCAACTTATAGTAAACAACTTTAATCGCAACAAAGAACGGTATACCGAAGGAAAGCATTATATTTTACTCGAAGGCGCAGCACTAAAGGATTTTAGGGCAAAAAATCAAATTGATTTGCCGCCGAATATTAACAAGCTCTATCTATGGCCCGAAAAAGGAGCGTGGCTTCATGCAAAATCCTTGAACACTGACAAAGCGTGGGAAGCATACGAAATGCTGGTTGACGATTATTACGCAGTAAAACTATTACGTGCAAACGACTCCTACATGATTGAAGACCCAATAGAAAGAGCAAAGGCGTGGATTATTGAGGCAGAGCAAACCAAATCACTTACCCTTCAACTTGAAGCCCAACGTCCGAAGGTTATCTTTGCTGAAGCCCTGGAAGTATCGAATAACACGATCCTCATCGGTGAACTTGCTAAAATACTCAGGCAAAACGGAATTGAAGTTGGGCAGAATCGTTTGTTTGAAAAACTTCGCGAAGAAGGATACCTCATCAAAAAGAAAGGTGAGAGTTTCAACCAACCAACTCAATACAGTATGGAACTTGGACTGTTCGAGATCAAAAAGCGAACTATCAATAATCCAGACGGAAGCGTTAGGGCTACGACGACCACAAAAGTTACAGGAAAAGGGATGGTCTACTTTATTAATAAATTCAAGGGAGGATCAGCCCAATGCTCAGAACAATCCTCGAATCTCGTACAGGTCCGCTAACCACAACCCAATTCGCACACCTCATGGACCTAACCACGACTGACATTATGGTCAACAACATTAGTTTTAAGCGTAGGACAAGTCTATCGGATGTTATCCGAGTGGCAGAGATTAGTCATGGGATTTTAACGAGGTATTAATTAAGAGAAAGAAGGAATTTGAATGAGTAAATCACTAGCGTCAATGACTAAGGCTGAGGAATTAAAAGCAATAGAGCGTAGATTACGCGAGAACAAGGGAGGGCTTGGCTACTGGGCGGCGGTTGATGCCAAATCTAAGAAGTTAGCAAAGTAGGGTACAGGTCTAAATTAAATGAAAGAAAGTGAATTAAATGCAAAAGAAATTTGAATTAACAAGTGAGTTCGTGACCTTTTTAGGCAGAAAACTTTTTAGGATTAAGGCCCTCATCAAATTCGGCAACGTGGAACTTGGAGAACTAGGTGGATATGTCGAGAAGGAAGAAAATGTTGATCAGTCTGGCGATGCTTGGGTGTCTGGCGATGCTTGGGTGTCTGGCGATGCTCAGGTTTTTGGCAATGCTCGGGTGTCTGGCGATGCTCAGGTTTCTGGCAATGCTCGGGTGTTTGGCAATGCTCAGGTTTCTGGCGATGCTCAGGTTTTTGGCAATGCTCGGGTGTCTGGCGATGCTCAGGTTTCTGGCAATGCTCGGGTGTTTGGCAATGCTCAGGTTTCTGGCAATGCTCGGGTGTTTGGCAATGCTCGGGTGTTTGGCGATGCTCAGGTTTCTGGCAATGCTCGGGTGTCTAAGGTAAACCACCTATTTCAACTCGGGGCTATCGGATCACGAAATGGATTCACAACATTTTTTCGAGTCAAGACAAACCATATTCACGTTGTTTGTGGCTGCTTCCTTGGGAGCATAGATGATTTTGAAAAATCTGTTATCGATACCCACGCAGGAACAAGGCACGAAAGAGTGTATAAACTTGCTATTCAATTAGCTAAAGAGCAGATCGACTTGAGCGATGTTATTACAAATGGGGAAAGCGAGGAATCAAATTGAAATCTAACAATCCATCCAACCAAATCAGTCAAGCAGCCAAATCACGTGGCCTATCCTATTGGGAGTACATCGAGTCAGTTCAACCCCGTTTTGTGCAAAAGTTCGTTTGGGGTGGCAAGAAGGAAACGCGCAAGGAGAAGCGAGAGACAACGGACAAGGTTATCTCTCATCTCGGTAGCTCAGGTAATCCAATGGCGAAGTTGTTTGCTCAAATGCGTAGTTTGATCGGGAGAAACGCATATTAAGGAGTGATCACATTGCATCACCATAAAGGGGCGAAGTTATTGCGTAAAGACACAGCTCGTAGGTTGAAGTATCAGGAGGAACAACGCATCAACTCGAAGTCCATTCCAAGCTTTAAGGATGTTCTGAAGTCGGTGCAGTTAACTGATGGTCAAGTGAAAGTTTTTACATCTAAACTGATTAAATAAATTTTAGGAGGAAAAGGAAATGAATTTATTACCAGCTAAAAAGGTAAGTGGTTCAATCGAGAAGGTTTTATTAAAAGGTACACAATCCAGGACTCGAAAAACTAATCTTCTCTCAGGACTCCAAAACACACTGACCGGACTAAGGGAAGAGGAAGCTGTCCTGAAGGATGTTCGATCAGAAATGGGAGCAATCATGGATAATCTCAAGGCGGAGGATGAAGAATTCGCGAAGGAATTAGCCGCTATCTTTGCGGTGAGGTTGAATATCGAGAAGTTGCTTGGTAGCGATTCTACTCTTTAATAAAACTAAGGAGGGATGCCAAATGGTACAACCACAACCAACTCAAACCTGCCTATGTGGTCGCACAATGAACTTTCCAGACGGAGAAATTAAGACAGTCTGCCAATGCTCTCGCGTATGGGAGATTAGCACAGAGGGGATATGGTTCACTAATTTAATGTTTCCATTTTGTCAGGGAGAATGTTCTAGACAGACGATTGTGCCAAAAGTGGCGAGGGTGAGGAATAAGCGGAAGAGGAAGGCGGGTTCAAGATGTTAGAACGATTCGCCAAGGCTATCGGATACCAAGCATCAAAAATAGGCTGGATTAATCGCGAAATCCAAGCCTACAAAATCGAGCAGGGGAAGAAGGTTATCGAGGAACGCATTAAGCGAAATAAGGCTGATTTTACAGAGCTAATGCGGTGCGGTAATACGGTTCGGGGTGAGGATAAGGATGAGGGCAGGATGAAGGCTGTAGTGATGGATTATGTTGGCAGGGGGAGAGTTGGGGAGCCGTTCAATCCGATGTTCTCAAGGATTGACTGTGTTAATTGGGCGGAGAAGTCTAAGAAGGTTGGGGATAGGTATTGAGCAACTTAACACACTTTAGTTTGTTTTCGGGAATTGGTGGCATAGATTTAGCGCAAAGAAAAGGACTACTTGACAAAGTAGCCCAGCTCGGAATCAAAACCAACTATTCCATTATCAAATAACTCTCCGATGACGTTCTCCAGTTTTCCGTGATACTCCCTATGCTTTTCCTTAGAGATTACACAGAGATTTTCAGGTCGGTTATCAGTTTTAATAAAATTTATGTGGTGGACGCATTCCGATGCCTCTAACCTATCTCTACCAACATACTTCAACGAAGTGGCAATATGCTCAAAGACATAACCGTTTTTACCAGCGTTTGGATGGATAGGATCTCTGACCATGTAGTAACCCTTAGTAACATTTCTATCAGAAAGATACTTATGACCATCAGGTGTTTTGTAATTAACTAATGTTCTTCCTCCTTTCCAAGATGAATTATTTTCTCCTAGTTGATTACGCTTGACGGCTGTCCTTGAATTGATGCCCATACGCTTAAGGTCGCGCCATACCTTATGTTGACTAAACCCAAACATTTCCCCTATTTCAGCCTGAGACATTGATTTAGTTATGTATAAGTCAAATAGTTGTTCCTCGGTGTATGGAGCGGTGTAAGTATACTTGTTTGACAATATAATCACTCCTTAAATTAGTGGAATACCATAAATTAATATACCACCAATACCAGTATAAAACAAGAGGGGGTGGTCTTATATGCCAATAGAGAAAAAGCTAACACATTTTAGTTTGTTCTCAGGCATTTGACCGGAGGAATTGATTTAGCGGCAGAATGGGCAGGATTTGAGTCAGTTGGTCAATGCGAGTTTGCAGATTATCCAACCAAAGTATTAGAAAAGCATTGGCCGGATGTGCCAAGATGGAGGGATGTTCGAGATGTCACAGGAGAGTCTATTCGAGAACGAGGTATCAAGGAAATTACACTCCTATCGGGGGGATTCCCTTGCCAGCCGCATAGCGTTGCAGGAAAACGTAAAGCGTCTGACGATGAGCGTGACCTCTGGCCTGAATACCGGCGTGTTATTAGCGAAGTTACACCAAGATGGGTTTTGGGAGAAAACGTACCAGGGCTACTCACAAGCGAGTTTGGACAATTCTTTAGAGGAATTCTCAGAGATTTGTCCGAGTTGGGGTACTCTGTCGGATGGGCTACTTACGGGGCTAACGCAGTCGGAGCCTTTCATCAAAGATCTAGGTTATTTATTGTGGCCCACGCCAACGACCGTAGATCACAAGGAATGCTTCAAGAGCATCGAGACACTTCAAAGGCAGATGAAAAATCATCAATCAAAATGGCCTCACATGGTTTTGATGGAGCGCTTTACAAAGGGAGAATTTGGCCACGCCAAACCAGAATTCGGAGAGTGGCTCATGGGATACCCCATAGGATGGAGCGATTTAAATGTATAGGAAATTCAGTTCCACCGCAACAATATTACCCAATACTCCAAGCTATAGCAGACATAGAAAGGAGCAATCACCATGAGAAAATTAACCAAAGATGAACTCTCTGCCATCCAAGACTTGGGAGACAGCCCACTCATCGAACATTGGGCCATCGATGGTCACTCCAACGCACTGAGACGCGTCACGATAATATCCAAGGTCAATGCAGATTGGGACGAGATAGATGTCTTACTGAATGCAATATTTCCTGAGATGGAATACCGTGGCAAGGCAGGGATTAGCGTAGAGGATGGAGTTATTTCGGAGTATTTTTCGATAGACGTGGATGGAGAAACGCTGATTAATTTAGTGATTAAGAAGACGATTGGGCAAAAAGAGGGGACTCCTGCGCTAACAGAGGCCCCGGATGGAAAAATTACTACTCAAAACTATTCTACCATATTGGGTAATGCTTTAGAACTACGTGGGCCATGTGAATCTTCTGTTTAATGGAAATGAAGGGCGGTAATTAAAGAATGAAAGCTAAGACAACCAAGGCGGTTCTAACTAAAAAGCACAAGGACTTTATTGCCACTATCCAAGATGAGGAAGTACGTAAGCTGGTTGATAAAAACTCCATTATAACAGGCGGTTCGATCGTTTCTATGTTACTCGGTGAAGAAGTTAATGATTTCGATTATTACTTCACCGATAAGAACACTTGTGAAAAGGTTGCTCATTATTTCGCCAAACAATTCAACCAACTAACCGGAAAATCGGTTGAGGTTCAGACTATGGAAAATGGTAGGGTGAGAGTATTTATCAAAAGCGTTGGAATCGCAGAAGACGATGATATTCAGGATGAGGATGGAACAAATTCAGTTGAGCCAACTACTGAGTTTGACGATAACGGGCTAGAGGATTTAAGCCTAAAGGAATTACAAAAGGTTAAAGCGGACGAAAAACCCGAATACAGACCGATTTTCCTATCATCAAACGCAATCACCTTAACAAATAAAGTCCAGCTAATCATTCGTTTCTATGGCGAAGCAGAGGAAATTCACAGCAACTATGATTTTGTCCATGCCACTTGCTATTGGGAATCGAAGAACGGAAACCTTGTTCTTCCCGCTAAAGCGCTAGAGGCTATGTTGACTAAGGAGTTAATTTATCAGGGCAGTAAGTACCCGTTAGCATCAATAATGCGAACTAGGAAGTTTATTCAGAGGGGTTGGTCGATAAATGCAGGTCAATTCCTGAAGATGGCGTTGCAGCTCAATATCATGGATTTACTAGATGTAAATATTTTAGAGGAACAGCTAACCGGAGTGGACAGCGCTTACTTTTCAATGGCAATAGATGCCATAAAGAAAAAAACCGAAGGAGAACATGAGTTCAAGGTTGACAATAATTACCTGTTTGAAGTTATTAATCGGATATTTTAAGGAGGAAGGACATGGATAAGACGTCAGAGGTTAGGGAACAGGAGTTTACTTCGGCAATGTCGGGGATAGTACGCAATTCACTTGGAATAATGATTTCCCTGAAAAATAACGGTTTTTTTATCTCTCCTGCGTCAAAAAAGTATCACGGAAATTACGAGGGTGGATTATTCGACCACTCATTGCAAACCATGGATGAACTCGTTGATCTCTCCTTGCGAAACAGACTCGCATGGACTCGGCCCGAAAGTCCTTATATTGTCGGTATGTTCCATGATTTATGCAAAATGGACGCTTATAAAGTAAATCCCGAAAAGCCATTTGGTTGGGATTATAACGATGACTTATTAATAAAGGGGCATGGCGATAAGTCGGTTATGATCTTGTCAACACTTATGCAGCTTACAGAGGAAGAAGTGCTGTGTATTCGTTACCACATGGGAGCATTTACGGATAAGGAAGAGTGGAATTATTACACTCGGGCTATTCGTAAATATCCGAACGTGTTATGGACGCATCATGCAGATATGTTAGCTTCTAATGTTGCAGGAGTATAAAAGGGGGAATTTTTATCAACTGGCTACAAGATGAAGAACTCGAAGAACTAAATGAACACCTAACACCTACCGCAGACGGAGAAACAAAAGAACGGTTCAGTATCACGGATTTATCCTCTCTCAATTGGGCATTACGGAAACTATCCTCACTAGACAAAAAACGTCTGGAAGAAGTAAATCTAGCGAATTCCGAACTCGAACGAATCAACGCATGGTTTGCCAAGCAGGACGTTACTTATCAAGAGAGCAAGCAATACCTAGAAGGGCTTATAAGGGAGTACGCAACAGCGCAGAGGGTAATTGACCCAAAGGCAAGATTCAGGACACCATACGGCCTTGTGAGCTTCCGTAAGGGGAAGAAATACGACTATGGAGATGAGGAAAAGCTCGTCAAATATCTGTCTGATAATGGTATGGGCGAGTTTGTCAAGGTTGTGAAAACTCCTATTAAGACGGAGTTAAAAAAGGCATTAACCATAGTTGATGGTAAGGCAATATTTACGAGTACGGGTGAGGTGTTGCCGATTACTGTCGAGGAAACCGAAGATGTCACTATCAAATTGGAGGGGTAAATAATGGCAAGACGAACAGCACAACGCAGTAAAGCTAAATTAAGACTAGGTATTAGCGGTCCGGCGGGTAGCGGAAAAAGCATGAGTTCTCTTTTAATGGCTTATGGAATTACGGGGGACTGGTCCAAGATTAGCGTTATTGACACGGAGAACAACAGCGCGGATCTATACGCAGATTACCGCCACAATGGTATCGAAATAGGAGTATTCAACGTCTGCCCTATATCAACGCCATATACTCCTGAAAAATACATTGCAGCCATCAAGGAGTGCGAGGATGCAGGGGATTCGGTAATAATCATTGACAGCCTGACTCATGCGTGGGCTGGGGAGGGTGGTTTACTTGACAAGAAGGGTCAAATAGAGAAATCCGGCAGACCTGGTGTTAACTCATGGACAGCGTGGAGAGATATAACCCCAATGCACAATCGACTTGTTGAATCTATCCTGACAAGCAAGTGTCACGTTGTCGCAACTCTTAGGGCGAAGATGGAACACGTTCAGGAAAAAGATCCTACCGGAAAAACTGTTGTAAAAAAGATAGGCATGAACCCGATACAGCGCGATGGCATGGAATACGAGTTTACAGTGTTCATTGACGTAGATCAGGACCACAATGCAACGTCGTCCAAGGACCGTACATCACTCGTAGACGGGTTAGTATTCCGTCCTGGGGTAGATACGGGCAAGAACTTCTTAGCGTGGCTAGAAACAGGCGCAGATAAAGCACCTAATGATGGACCTAAAATAAATTGGCAAGCGTTTTGGGGTGAAATTGCGAAACTTGGCATATCTGAAGAAGAAGTTCACAAAGCGGCAGGTATTGACAGTATCAAGGATTGGGACAAGCCATCTGTTGATAAATTATACCTCGAACTAAAGGCATCGAAGGCAGCGCAGTAAAAATAAAGGGCAGCTAACCACTGCCCACCAAAAGGAGGATAAAATGCAAAGCACAGCAACAGAAATAGACCCCATCCTATTCTCAGAACTCTACATGTCCGGCCTAACAGACATAGAAGTTGGAAAAATAATCGGCTGTGGCAAGTCTAAGATATGGAAAGAGCGAAATGAGCTGGATTTACCACCTAATAAGGACATTTTCGCATGGCAGAAGGGCTTGAAGGAATCGGAATTGGCGAAGATACCGCCTAAATATCGGAGGTAGGCATGGCTTATCAATATTATATCTCTCCCGACAATTACCAAGAAGCAGAGAAAAACGGCATCAAAAAAGCAACTCTTGAGTATCGAGTACGTAACCTTGCATGGGATATGGAGAGAGCGATAACCGAACCACCTCAAAAGGGAAAAACAACAGATATAAAGTGGAGAAAATTAGCAAAGAAAAACGGCATCCCGTATCGAGCATTTCAGAAGCGAGTAAATATTTACGGATGGGAACAGGAAAGTGCTGCAACTGAACCATTGCAGAATAGGCACGAAATCATCATAGGTGTGATGAAGGCCAGAGATAAGGCTATCGAGAGAAGGAAGGTTTGTTTATGAGAGTAACATTAATTGATCATAACGCTAACGGGGTAAATACGATGCTACAAGCCCTTGGAATATGCAGGGGTAAGGAATGTACACCGGCTACACTGGATAAGGCGTTAGAGGCCAAGCCTGTGCCCCATGCGAGCGTTCTTGAGTTTGGGTGGGTGTGCCTGTTGATTGAAGGGGTATCAGTTAAGGCGAGGTTGCAGGTATTGCGGAGTAGATTGTTTAGTACGATGGAGAGGTCAACCAGAAGTATTGATATGAGTGAGGCTAAATGCATTGTCCCCGAAACTTCAAAAAGCCCCAACGCTATGAAGCGAGAGTTAGGGAGAACGATGCATATATATGACCGCTTTAACGAAGCAGACGAAACACTCGAAGATTCATCATATGTTCTTCCGCTTGGCATTGAAACCTCCTTCTTTATGGCTGGAAATATCCGAATATGGTTTGAATACTTTCAAAAGCGACTCTGCAAAAATCACGTTCAAGACGAGCATTATCGCATGGCATTGGACATGTGGCATGTGATAACCGAGCTATTTCCAATTGTGTTAAAGGCACATCCTTGTAAGAAGTGTGGTGAATGCAAGCCGGAGGTAAATCAATGAAACCAATAGGTATCTCATTAACAATGGACTCTTTTGGAAGGATTACAGTCCCTAAATCGCTTAGAATTTCTATGGGATACGAGCCAACTACACCCCTGGAAATGTTGGCTGACGGAAAAGGATTACGTATCCAGAAGCACTTGTTAGGCTGCATGTTTTGCGGATCAGACGATAAGGTTGTGGCGTGGCATGGGTCAGTCGTTTGCAGGGCATGCGCTGCTGATATTTTAGCGAAGAGTGTTAAGGATGGTGTTGATGGGTGATATTAAAGACATGGGAAGTATTCAAGATTGCATTAGGAAATCCTAACGCTAAGTTCAAGAGAGTGAAAGATAATACCATTGTCTTAGTTGATAAAGACGGGCAACTAAAAGCTGAGGGTAATACTTATTCTTATCCATTACCAAAGGCTAATGATGATTGGGAACTAGTTCGCGAGGAAGTCGATTTTATGACCGCAGTAAATAGCGGTAAGAAGATACATCCCGTTTGTCATACTATTGACGGTTTCCTTAAATTTAACCAATGGGACCTCAACCTTGAAATGATCAACGGAAAATGGATAATCGAGTAGGCCGTGCAAGAAAATAGATGCCTAATAATAAAGTGCATTTTTAACTACTAAGGGAGGTAAGCAATGGCCAACCATATCGACTTCTCGGTCAGTAATGATTGCGTAAATATCCAAGATTCCTACGGTGAAATATGCGTAAAATGTAATTGTTGCGGAATATTCGATGAGAAAACGAAGTATGAGGATAGAATTAAGACCTATAAACGACAACTTGAGGAAAATAACTCCTTTGACGATTGGTGGGAAGGGGCGGAGGAATTACAAACGGCTAACGTTAAGGCTAATGCAGAGTATTTGGGCGGGCTTATAGCTGAGGCTGAAAAGGAACTGATAAAACAGGGGTAAAAAATAAGCAAGGGCTTATTATCCCTTGCTTTCCTTCTCCTTATTCTTATGAGCCTCATATCCCAACTTGATCATTTCCCTTATCGTGTTAGTCCGATCCGGTATCCCTGGAACACCCTTTCTGTAATCATCTACCATATCCAATATTTCCTTAGAAAAGATTATCCCTATACGCTTTGAATCCTTTTCCATATCGTCAACTCCTTTTATACAAATATACCATATTAGACGTAGTATACGCAATAAGCCCTTAAGGTATTCGCGTGCCTATTGTGCTTAAGGCTCAGAAATGGTATAATATTAATATAGGAAGGAACGAGGTGAAAACGAGCAATTGGGGAACATAAGGAGTCCTTGCCACCTTAATTAAAGCAATCTAAATAATAAAAAATAAGGAGTGAGGAAATTGTCAAAAACTATAGAAAAAAGCGTTCTTGAAATGGCAAAGGGTGCATTAATCGAGCAATTTAATACTGAATTCGTAAAGATCGGCTCCAATATCCTCGACCCGAATACCGATGCCACCAAGGCCCGTAAAATCACCCTGACGTTAACCTTTAAACCTGATGAGAACCGTGAATTTATTGGGTGGGAAGCTCAAGCCAAATCTACCCTTGCACCCGTCACGCCGATTGCAACAAGGTTCTTTTTGGGCACAGATAAAGACGGAATTCCTGTCGCCACGGAGATTGTTCGCGATGATCCGAACCAAGTCCGCATCTTCGATGAACCGGAAGACGGTCAACCTGAAGCCCAGGAATCGAAAGTATTAAAATTTGGGAGTGTTAAATAAATGATTGAAGCAGCTTTAAGATATATTAATAGTTTCCGTGATATTCAAGTCGTCCCTCACAATGGGTTCAGTTTTACAAACGACAAACTTTTTCAACTTCCCGAAGATGAGCCAAGCGTTTTCTCCACCAAAACCCTCGCAAGCCTTGTTGAGTTAATACTCAAGGAACACTCTCACGACTACCTGAATGACCTTATCGTCCACGTTGACAGCCCAACTAAGGTAAATGTCCATACAACTCTTCGCGGACACCTTGACCGCTTTAATCTTTATACCGCAACGGCTGAATTGCCGAGGATCACACTTGACAGTTATATCGACCTTGAGTCCATGAATATATTGCTAAAAAGTGCATTTGTGCAAAACGGGACACGGGACGAACTTATTAAAGTGCTTGGGCAAGTTGTCGAGGATGCGATAAAAACCAGCGTTGATGATGGCATGTCGCAGACCGTAACCGTTAATACCGGGGTTCGATCACTTGCTAAGATGGAAATGCCTACGATTGTGAAGTTGGCACCTTATCGGACGTTTATCGAAGTTCCTCAACCTGAAGGAGAGTTCTTACTTCGTTTAAGAAAAGGACCAGAGGCCGCGCTATTTGAGGCAGACGGTGGAGCATGGAAGATGGCTGCACGACAGAATATTAAACAGTATTTCGATGTTGCGCTTGCCGGATTAATTGAGGCCGGAAGGGTTATCGTTACTGAGTAGAAGCAATAAGGGGTGGTTACGGCTGCCCCGTTTTACTGAAGAGGGTGTTTATAATTGAAGTACACCATAGTAATTAATCAGTACGCCATTACAAAGTTAGGATTAGATAAAAAGACAGACTTGATAGATTGGGCCATATTGGACTATCTGAAAGACTGGATATTTACTACTAAAAAGAAAACATTGACGCTTGATGGCAAGGAATACATCTGGATCAACTACAATCATATGCTTGAGCAAATGCCCTTACTGGGATTTAAGGATAAGCATTCAATAGGTGATCGAATTAAGAAATTCAAGTCACTAAGTCTGATTGAAACATTCCAGAGTAAGGATAATACGTTGTATTTTAGATTCACTCATAACATTGAAAATCTGTTCTTCGATAAGGCTGTGAGCGCAGACAACATAGGCTATGTAGCTGAGACAACACAGGGGCTATGTAGTCAAGACAACACAGCACAAGTAGTATATCAATCCAAGGAGAATATCAATCAGTATCTTGTCGATTTCTTTGAATTACTATGGAAACCGTATCCGAGAAAAGAGGGCAAGGGTGGAGTTAGTAAATCTCAAAAGGAAAAGCTGCACAAGATCGGTATTGAAGAAATGACTAGGGCTATTGACAGGTACACAAAAGCTAAGAGCGGAGAAGAAAAAAGGTATCTGCAAATGGGGAGTACATTTTTTAATAGTGGGTATATAGATTACTTGGATAAAAACTATCAAGCTGACATGGTAAAGCAAAATGATGACGGACCATTGAAAGCGTGGTGATGAAATGAACCAATACTATGACGTAGACAGCGAGAGATGTATTATTGCCGCCATGTTAGCGAGTGAGGAATCCATGATCGAAACATGTGCCACAATGCAAACTAACGATTTCTACGAACCACGACATCAAGCAATGTACGACATACTAAATGGACTGCTTATAAAAGCAGTTAAACCGACTTACTTGGAGATGCTCAAGGAGGGAGTTAAGAGAGGAACCTTATCAAGCGTCGATGATCGGGAATACGCCAAGCAGACCATCGGATTCCATGTCTCGACCGTATCCCTTCCTTATTGGTTTAAAAACGTAAAAGACAAGGCCAGGCTTCGGAGTCTGAGAATGACACTAAAGAAACTAGCTGAAGAAATCAAGGAACCAGTTATTGACGTGGACAAGCTTATTCAAAACGCAGGAAGAGACATTGCCGAACTAATCACAAATAATACTGAGCAGATAGACACTGGTAAGGACCTCGTTAGAATAGGCAGGGATACCATAGAGTACCGTATGAGTCACAAGGGAGAGCTTTTAGGTATAAGTACAGGCATAGGAAAATTGAACCGCTTAACGGGTGGATGGAAGGGCGGAGATTTCGCCATAGTTGCTGCCGAGAGTGGCAAGGGGAAAACCGCATTTGCTCAAAACTTTATATCTAGTGGTTGTTTCTTTCATGAAGCCGGGACCTTATACGCTAATTCTGAAATGAGTAAGCAGCAGGTTATACTCCGTTTCGCCTCTATGCTTTCTGGCGTTGAGGCTGATCTAGTTAAGTTTGGCGAAATAACTGAGTTACAAAAGTTAAGTATTTTTTCTCATATGGAAGTTATCGAGGAAGCACCATTTTACCATTATCCGTGCCCATCTCTGAATATAGCAAAATTGGTAAGTATGATCCGTAAGCTACATGTGCAAAAAGGGATAAAGATGGCATTCGTGGACTACATCGGGCGAATGGATAGGACAGACAAGGACGCAACCGAGTGGCAGGAGTTTTTCCTGATATGTAAAACCCTAAAAACGATTGCATCAGAATTAGGAATAGCAATAATAGTTTTGGCCCAGTTGAATGAAGACGGAAGCTTGCAAGTTGCAAAGAAGATGCGTAATGAGTGCGACATACTCATTAAACTTTTGCCGATGTCGGAAGATGAGAAGGTTGAGGCACTTAGTAAGGGGTACAGAATCCCTCCTGATTATTGGGTATATCTTGATAAGAATAGGGACGGGCAAGGAGAAGTCATGATTCCTGTTAAGTTCGACAAGCCAAAAATGCAGGTATTAGACGTGGCTAATCTATAAGGGGGAATTGTTGTTGCCGATTGCTGAAGCGATAACTAGATTCCAGGCAACAATCTTTGAAATGAATATAGGCGGATTAATCACAGATAGACAGTTCGAGATACTAGAATCATTGACCGACAATATGACAAAAGATAGCGATGCTCTGGAATTGACGGTAATACTTACAATGACAGACCTTGAAAATGAGGACATAGTGGATTGCATTATTGCGAGGAAATTTGATACTTGTTTGATGATTTTATGGTAAGGGGTGGTAAATCGTGAAGGATAAGGAATTCGAGGAGATCATGAAGGACATAGCCCGGTTGGTCGGCGTGTTGAAGAAAACTGATGGGAGATAAGGGGGAACCAAAATGCGAAAGCTAAAATTAAACGAACAAAAAATATTGCAGCTCTACAACTCCGGAAAAAACGATACCAAAATTGGAAAAGCTGTCGGAATAAAACCAAACACCATAGCGTGTTGGAGGTACAGGAATAATCTCCCGGCCAACATCGGAAACCTAGCGAATGGAACATATCTTACCGGAGTGAATTATAGGGACGTGTTGAAACCTGAGCAAATTGACGCAATGAGTGAGTTTCTTGTCAACTTTCTCAAAGCAGGAAAACAAGCTGTAAGGGCAGGAGTTAAACCGGACGTTATGGGGTTCATGGATGCTTATGCCGGAAGAACTAATAAGTGGTCAGAGGAAAGACGGAGCGAGATGAGGGGTAAGGTGGCGAGATGAACTACTTCGACATATCAAGAACCCTCCTACCTCTTAGTAATTGCTTAAAACGTCAATACGCCTGTGTAATCGTATCGGATGGTAGGATTATAGCGACAGGTCGTAATGAAAGCCTAGAAGCTTGTACTACGTGCGCTAGGATTGATGTCGATCATAACACAGGTGACTATGCGGATTGTGGGTCGGTGCATGCCGAGGCTATGGCCTTAATTAACGCTCGTAAAAAATTATTGCAAGGTGCCGAGCTATACCTAGTCTGCTCGGATGAGGTTGATCCTATACCATGTCCGACCTGCCAGAAGTTGTTGGACTTCGCAGGGGTTAAACAGGTGAGGGAGGTGATAAATAGGCTAGCAGAGGGCACAGAAGCATCATTAGAGGAGAGTAAAGCGGATGAGGGTGGGATTGTTAGGGAAGGAGGCGATAAGGGGGTGGAAACGGAAGAACTCAATAAGGAGTGCGAAGTTACTTATCATTGCTTCGGAACGTATGAGAATAATGAGAATACTTTTTGTGGAACATGCAGGGAATCGGAAATATGTCAGTATGTTACAAAAAACCATCCTGAAGAAACTAAGGATGATCTCGGAGGATTGGCTGAACAGGAACCGGAGTGGAATTCTGAGTACGTAAGGACTGAAACACCTGACCAGATGTGGTTACACGTTGCTTATTACATTGGGGCAATTAAACAACAGGGGATAAGGCAGGTTGAGGAAGATATTCAGGCGAGGTTAGATCAAATTTTAGGAGGAAGATAGTATGAATAAAATTACATTAATAGGAAATTTAGTAAGAGATTGTGAATTACGCTATGCAACTTCAGGGACCGCAATTGCGACATTTACATTAGCGGTTGGTCGGAGATTTAAAAACTCCCAAGGTGAAAAGGAAACCGATTTTATCCAAATAAAGTGCTTTAAGCAACTCGCGGAGCTATGTGCAAACGCATTGGCGAAAGGAAATAAGGCCGCAGTAAGTGGATCGCTCCAAGTTAGCTCGTACACCGACAAAGATGGAAATAAGAAGTATTCTAGCGATGTGATTGCTGACGAAGTTGAATTTTTGAGTCCTAAGAATGCAGAACAAGGAAATAACAACGCAACAAGCGGAAATCCTTCGTATGGAACAGAGGTCAGTATAGACTCGGAAATTCCTTTTTAGAATTGTTCTAAATTATACACAAAGAAGAAGGGAAACCCTTACTTATCGGGCTTCCCATACTTCTTGATTATATTCTAAAACAGAGGAGGCCGACATTGAAAAACACAAAAACAAACAGACTAAAAACCCTCTACTCCACGCTCACGGATCTCGAAAAGGAAATAGAAAAGTTTGGCAACGTATCAAGACTTGCTTATCATTTGGGCATAAGTCGGACAACCATTGCGGACTACAGGATGACTTTGGGAGGAAAGGGTAATATTCGGAGCGGTAGGAGGTACATGAAGGATTGCGAACTGGATGAGAATATTCGGAAGGTTGTTGAGAGTGCAGGGGTAGTTGGGGTTGGAAAATGCCATCAGTGGATGGGGATAACGAAGATATGAGGGGGATGTTGAGATGAGAGAGTTTAAATTTACGCCTGGTCCATGGATGGTAAATAATTCACCTGGTGCCGGATGGGAAATAAGGGCTGCGATACCTGAATTAAAGAAATATAGGTCTAATGATGAGGGAAGCGTAATATGGACAGTTCCTGAAGGCACTTCCATTACTCCTGTTGGAGAACCTAAGCCCTTGATCGGATATGAACCATGGGTTCAATTTCCACAAAAATGGTGGATTGAGATGACTAAATGCAATGCCAATCTTATTGCGGCTGCTCCTGAAATGTACGAAATACTAAAGCTATACGAAGAATGGGAAGCTGAATTACTTATGGATAACAGTGCATGGGTGAATGGTTTACCAAGGTTTACGCAATCGCTATACGACAAATGGATGGAGATACAGGGTAGGAGAAATGAAGTGTTGGTGAAAGTTGAGGGGAATTAAGTTCGATGAGTGGAAGAGAGATTAAATTCAGATTTTACAGCAATATCGAAAATAAAATGTACGAAAACATGAATCTCATAGGACTTAATACCACATACGATAAAAATCCATGTATATATTCAGCTAATAAAGTAGTTGTAGAAAATGGAGCCACTAGGTGTCAATACCTAAAAGATGGTCACTTGATGCAATTCACGGGCCTACGCGACAACAAGCGAACCGATGAGTATCCGGAGGGGCAGGAGGTATACGAGGGTGATGTGGTTAATATTAGGACTAAGTCCTACTACTTTCCGAAATATGTTATCGGATTCAACACAAAGTACACACGTTATGTTGCTGAAACAAAATGCAATGATGCGCCAAACGGATTAATAGAGATTCCTGTGGATAGAGATTGGAAAATCGAAGTAATCGGAAACGTGTTCGAGAACCCTGAACTTTTAGGTGGTAAGATATGATTATAATTGGCATTGATCCCTCGTTAACTTCTACTGGCCTGTGCGTCATGAGTAAGCAGGGCGAATTACTAGAGACATATGCCGTTAATTCAAGGTTTAATGGAGTAAAAAGGCTGCAGGACATCAAAAATAAGTTAGTAGAAAAGTGCTGCCACAACCACAATGCAATAGACAAAGCAATAACGGTGTTTATCGAGGGATATTCGTATGGTAGCAAAAATGGCAGGGAGGAACTCGGAGAACTAGGAGGCGTGATACGGCTAATGCTATATGAACAAAAAATACCATTTATAGATATTGCTCCGACTTCTCTGAAAAAATACACGACAGGTAAGGGAATGGGGGATAAGGTAGCTATGGCAATTGGAGTCCTAAAGTCATGGGGTAAGGATTTCCCTACTACGGACCAGACTGACGCATATGCTCTTTGCCAATTCGGTAGGGGATACCTTGGACTAGTAGACGCTTTACCTGTATTCAGGGAAGAGGCTATCGATGCCATTAAGAATCCAAAAGTGAAAAAGAGAACTAAAGCAACACAAAAATAGCGCAATAATGGGAGGAAGATGAGAAGTGAAAAACTGCACTAGTTGCAAACATGTATACAATCAATATGAAGAGACTTGTGGGGTATGTAATAAACACTATGGTTTTCCGAAGTGGGAACCCAAGTTAACAACTATCCCAACTAAGCTAATGAACACCACAGACCCCATATTTCTCCCATACCGCAAACACTCCAAAGATGCAGGGGCAGACCTACGAGCAAGGATAGAATCATCCGTATTACTGCATCCTGGACACATGCTTAAAATACCCTCGGGAATCGGTGTATCCATTCCCGATGGGTATGTCGGGCTAATACAGCCAAGGTCTGGAGCATCATCCGAGGGGAAACTTGTTATCACAGGAACTATTGACGCTGGATTTACTGGAGAAATGTTCATGAATGTGTTTAATCCTCTCGACTCGAATTATGTGGTCATTAACCCAAAAGAGCGGGTAGCCCAACTAGTGGTGGTGCCGTATTTGCAGACTGAGTTTGTACAGGTTGATGAACTGGGAGAGAGCGAACGAGGAGCGGACGGATTTGGATCAACAGGGAGGAATTAGATTGAGTAAACAATTCAACTGCAAGCAGTGTGGAGATTGTTGTGGTCCACTATATTTGCTTAGATCTCAACTCGAAACCCTGAAATCCGCAATTAAAGCAATGTCCGTGGAGACGATAGATAGGCTTAAAAGGCAATATAGGGAACCATTAACCTGCATCTTGCTCGACACGGACACTAAGCGATGTTCGGTCTATCACTTCAGACCTGCAGTATGTCGCCAATACGGGCAGATAAGAGAGTTGCAATGCCCAAACAACAAGGGACTGAGCTTAAAAAGTGGGAGAATGCAGACCGAAAAAATAATAAAAAGAACATTTGCCGGGATTCTGAGTGAAACAATTGGGTGGAAAGAGTTGGAGGAATAAAAAGATGAAAACTATCTATGAAATTCGGGAACAAGGAAAAGAATTCTGCCTTACAGATGGTAGCGCACACTATAAAGCGGTTGACGGGGTGGAGCCCATTGACTTGATAATATCCAAGGGGCTTGCGGAGGATTTTTGCCTATCGAATATAATCAAGTATGCTGCACGATTTAAGCAGACTCAGAACTTGCAGGACTTACGCAAAATATCGGATTACAGCCACATTTTAGTAGGGGTTAAGTTGCAGAAGGAAAACGGAGCAATGGCAAATGTGCTGGCTAAGGTTTTAGAAGGAGGGAACTGCTAATGCTAATGGATAAAATTAGGGCAAAGTTGGACAAGAGGTATAATACGGATTTGACGGTAAAGATCATCGATTGCGGGTTTACGGCACGCACTTTCCACACACTTAGAAAAGGTGGAATCGCCACTGTTGGCGATTTGACAAAACTATCCTGGCAGGAATTGGCCGGGATAAGAAACTCCGTTAGGTCAACATGTCAGGAAGTTAGTAATAAGTTGGAGGACATGGGGTTGGGGTTGAGGAAGGATGGTAAATAGGTGAATTTATCAAAAGGACAACTAAATTTCCTACTTAACGCCGCTTGGGTTTTTTGTTGCCCTGATTGTGGATCAGAACAAAAAGATGCTTGTAATAAAGTTGAGGATTGCATTTTGATTGATTGGATTATTAGAAAGCTACAGGAGGAAAACGATGAATATAAAACTACACATGAAGTTGAGTGACATCCTTAAACTAATATTCGGTGGCGATGTGATGATATTGGACCCGTACAGCAACAGTATTTACAGGGTGCAAAAGGGTGAGGATACTGGAATTTATAAGGGGTAGGAAGGGGAGATAAATATGTACGATAAAGAACAAATCTATGACGAGCAAATAGCTCCGTTAATGTCAAAGATAATAGAGATTTGCAAGGTCAACGGTATTCAGGTACTAGCTAGTTTTTTCCTGAAAGAGAAAACTGAGGATCAAGGAAATATGTTCTGTACTACTTGCCTAGTTCCTAACGAGGGAAACAAGAGGCTATCTAATGCCGCTAATGTGATACTTTTTGGGCATGAGGTCCATAAACCCTTCTTGATGGCTATGACGGTTACTAAGGAGGGTTAACCATGGCAATGATAAAAGAGTCACAAAACATACTAGAAGAACGTCTCAAACTCTACAAAAAACATAAGGCAGAAATAACTACAGCATCACAGAGAATAGCAGTATGGCAGGATGCTTTGAAAAGTGGAGAACTCTGGATGTTTGAGAATAGTGTGAGCCGGGTTGAGGGAATGCCTCATGCGACTACCACAACGTCACCTACGGAGCACATTGCAGCGCAGAGGGAAGTTACTGCCGAGTTGGTGCAGGAATGGATTGACGAGGATAAATCAAGGGTGCGTTATAAAACGGTAGAGATAGAACAGATTGACGAGGCACTAAAGGCATTGACCAGGGAGCAAAGGACGGTCATTGAGTCGAAGTATTTTGAATCAGAAACATGGAGGAATATTGAGATTATCTTTAATGAGCGTCATAATGTTGGAAGAGTATATATCACAGCCGGGATGCTTGGAAAGATAAACAAAGAGGCATTGGAGGTTTTGTGGGAGATACTAGGTCCGTTGCTTCAGAGGTATCTATATTACAGGAAGTAGCATAGTTACTGTTTTATTATTACAATATTATAAGTTAAGGGTATGGTAATCTGATAAAATAATAATATCGCATAATGACAATATCATAAATAAAGACGCTCTCGGCCTATAATGTGGCTCGGAGCGTCTTTTCTATTTAGGGGATGTGACTTATCGTGGATTGTAAATTATGCACTAGGCAGAAGCATTGTCCCGATAAGGATAAGCCTCCTAGGAATTGCGTTAGGCTTGTTGATTTTGCGGATAGTAAGATGTTTAATGCGATTGATAAAACTATGAGGCATAATAAAGGGGTTTGGGTTGATCCGGGATAAAAAAGGAGCCCTATTTCTAAGAATTCCCTAAAACTTTAATTCCCCATCGTAATTCGAGGGCTGTTATCGCGGTTCGGCGAAGAGTTTCGTCCATGGAATAGGCTCTGCTCATAGTATCAATAGGCTCGCAGTATCCTCCTTCTTTATCTATTCGCCATGAGTTTCCAGCCCATAGAGCGAAGGCCCAATATATAATTGCATAGTGACCACCGCCAAAGTCTGTATCTAAAATATCTTCCCAGTTGATCTCACGCTTTTTAGAGTTGATACGGTTTGCGGTTTTTCTTCGTAGCTCATTGTCAGATGTGAGGATAAAGATTGGTCCAACCCATTCTGTATCGTTCAGCAACTTACCTGGACAAAGGGATAGGAAAGCGGTTCTGTGTTCCTGGCTATTAAACATGTGTTATCCTCCTTACGCCGATTTAGCCCGGCTTAGCTTTAGGATTATTTAGCGTAGTGCTTGCGGAATGTTCCGAAGTTGCGCCAGACAAACATAGGGCTATTCGGAAATCTGTTTTGATACCACCAATGACCTTCGTGCACTCCCTCTGCGACTGGCTGGCCTGAGATAATCTTCATTTTAATTCCTTCTTTCGTTTTCTTCGCTAGATTTAGTAGCCCTCATTTGATCGAGTAGCTCTTTTAGTTTTGCGTGCTCATTATCGGTGAGATGGAATGTTCGGCGAGTGCGGCCGGAGGGTTTGCGGCCTGAGCCGGGTCGATATCCTCCGTGGGTAGTAATGTTACCACGCGCCGTTGCGGGATATTCTGCACTACCAGGACGCACCGAGTCTATCGTGATTGTGATACCATTCCCGCTGCGACCTGTGCAAAACTCATCCAGAGTGCCATGGCAAACCGTTTTATACGAATCGATGATATGTGGAGCGTGAGGACCCTCTATTTTACAAAAGCTAGTCTTGTTAGATCCCGAAAAATTAAAGCTTGTCATTTTAAAAACTCCTTCTTACCCCGCTCCTTACGAGCTGACGGGCTGTATCAGATGTCGGCCATAACTTCGTAGTCTATCCCGTTTTTCCCGACGGCGTAACCAACCTTTTCGCCCCAATAAAATCCTTCGTTGGCAACTAAGTGGTGAGTAAAATCTTCCTTAGCTTCGGCTATTTTCTGCTCAAGTACCCCGTGGTTCTCAGCCTCGATGGTGATAGTTTCGTCTACTCCAAAGCATGGGCTATTTCCGTTTTCATCGACAAGGTACAGATTGACTACTTGGATAGCACTGGTCAGCGTGGATGCAATGATTAGTTTCATTTTTAAAACTCCTTCTTCCCCGGCTCCCTTTGTAGCCTGTCGGGTTACTTTCTACCTTCAAACTTGATCTTGATTCATTGTACCATAATCATGTTTTGATTGTCAACTACTTTTTCAAGATTATTTTCAGGGATGTTTTGAGCTTAGTAATTAGCTTTGTAGTGCGATTGCAACGCTAATCTGTGAGCTTACAGTGGCATTGTAGGCCTTACGGGGCAGAGAAAAGACTCTCTACGTGAGAGCCTTAAAGTATGCTTCTAGTGCTTCTGCTACTATCTTAGCCATTGCTTTGCCTGAGTCTTTGGAGTGTGCGTCTAGTTGTTGTCTTAGTTCTAGGGAGATTTTAGTGTTTAGGACTACTTGCATGGGGTTTCCTCCTTTCGCCGAATTGGCTCCGGCTGGCCTTGTGGTTAAAAATTATCCGGCCCTACTGGACCACTATACCTATTATCAACCCATTGGCCTTCTTCGACAATGTATTCATCGCCCATGACGCTGAATATGTCACCATCTTGGCAAAGTTTTACCGATTGACCAGGTTGTAATTCGATGCCGCTAATATACGCCCATTGTGCTGCGTGGTCTTCGATATAACCTATAACGTGGGTGTTGTTGGCGATTAGGACTTCACATTTCGGGGTGGTGTGTTGAGCTGAGGGACGCTTTTGTTTGGCTGAGTTAGTAGAGGATGTTTTCAGTTCTTTGTGTTGTTTATATTGTATAGCTAGTTGGCTAGTATGTCAAGAGGGGATTAGCGATTATTTTTTGGTAAAGGAAAAGCCACCTTATTTAGTGGCTTTAGTCCTGATGTAGTCTGATATTGTTTGCCCTGATGCTGTGGCTAGTTGGCGTATGGTTTCCCATTCGGAGTCAGTGAACTTAATGGAATGATTTTTAGATACTTCACCCGAACGAGGTTTTACTCCTGCTCCTGTTCGCTTACCACCTTTAGCCATTAGTGCACCTCCATCGTCTAGTAAATCCTGTCTGAATTACACTCCGCTTTTTGTTTCTTCATAATCGATACTGCACTCTTCGCATATGAGTTTGCTATTACCATTAAAGCATATCGTTGGGTATTTTATCTGATCTATTCCATTGTCCTCAAAGTACTCACTACCACATATTATACATTTCGTTGGTAAGTTTACCCCTGATGGTTGATCTTCCTTGTACCAAATCAAGACGTTATACCGTTGTTCTCCATTAACCATGACTGATTCCAACTTGTGGCACTCCTCATCTGGTAGGTTAACGTAAAGTTCGATGTCTCTAGGTAGAATGTCGGTGTAAATGATGTCTGCTTTACGCGTTTGGTTATCACTCAAAGATACAACTTTTTGAATAGTTCCTTCGGGCATCCAGTTTTCGAAGTTCTCCACAGCATCCCTTTCGCTTGATCCTCTTTCGATTGTTTGGCACTCTTCGCCATATGCGTTTAGGAAATTGATTTGATAAGATTTCATTGTTGTTTCCCCCTCTGTTTTAGTGTTGACGTAATCATATCATATGAATAATTAATATGTCAACACGTAATCAAAGGAAATTTGAAAGTATTTTTAGATTTGTTAGGCATCTATAGAAGCAATGTTTCTGAGGGTAGTAATTAGCTTGTTGGTGGGGATTGGTGCAGGTAGTTAATTAGTGGGCTTAGGATTGATGTGTAGGGGCTGTGGTGAGGTATTAGGAGGGATGACTAATGGATATGGATTATGAGAGTAAGGAATATACAGATATGAAAGCTCAGAGGATGGCTATGGAAAAAGTTAGCGCGAACAAAATAAAAAAGATAATAAACGGTAAAATAGAGCAAGAAAATATGGTACTTTAGATGGAAGGTGATTAGGTATGGCGGCTGCGGTCGGTAATAAGTATGCAGTAGGAAACAGGGGTGGAGAAAAAAATCTAAAATTTCCTTCTGTGGAAGAATTGAAAACGAAGATAGATGCTTTTTTCGACTCTTGTTATGAGGTAGATGCTGAAACGGGTAAAAAAGTACAAGTAGAACCTTTTACTATAACGGGATTGGCATTAGCATTAGATACTAGTAGAGAAGTTTTAATGAACATTCAGGATGGAACTAGTGAAGGATATACAAAAGAGCATCGTGACGCTATCGTTCGCGCAAAGCTAAAATGCCACAATTATGCAGAAAAACAGATGTTTACAGCCAAGAGTGCCAATGGTGCTATTTTTGCCCTGAAGAATTACGGTTGGAAGGATAAAACCGAAACAGAGATCACCGGAGCCAATGGTGGTCCAATCCAGCTCACAAACGTAACGGCACTCTCAGACGCTGACCTCCTACAAATGGAGCAAATCTTAGCCAAAAGTCAAGGATTGCTACAGGGATAACATACTATTTATAATCATTACATTTAGATAGTGCATCGAATAGTGTCCTTCTGTGGTGGATTTAGCCCTTTGTATTATCATTTAGAGGGTGTTTTGAGGGGTAATAGCCTGAGAACAGCCTATAGGTTGATTGTGAATGTGACAGGATGCCGTTGTGTCACATTCATTCATGGATCATGTGCTATGACCATGTGCAAGGTGATGCCCATTGGATAGCCCGTGACCTGTGCTGCACGAGATAGCGGCGTGTGATCTCTGCCGTGATGGATGGCTGTCGTGCTATGCTGCTAGTTCATTACTGGGGATGAGTTCTTTACCTGCTGTCCTGCATCTTCTGCCGGTCTGACTGGACAGCCAGGGGGAGGGTGCTAGGACCACCGGAGCATGAGGATCGGTATACCCCTCGTATATATGTATACCCCAACCTATCCTATCAAAACCAAACCACACATTTTTCGATAAACTCTCCTACGGAAACATAATCTACAAGCATCTCACCCCAACCTCTCCTACAATTAATAAACGACAATAAAAAGATAACCTCTCCTACAAAAACATAATCCACAAGTAGATTCATACGAACACCTTCTCATCTCCCAATAATCAAACATACTCAACAGTCAAGCATCTTAAAGAAAACATATCCCCCTCACATAAGCATGAACCCCAAAAATAAATCAAAGCCAAAAACTCAATTCCAAATTTTACGCGCTCAATTTTTCATAGATTTTAGTAATTCAATTAAAGGGTGATAATAATGGACTGCATCAAATGCTCAATTACAGAATTATGTAAATACAGGGCATATGCCGTTAATGTGAAAAAGAGGATTAAGGAAATAGAGACTCCTGAACTTCCATTTATCATAACCATGAGATGTCAATACTACCTAGATGAACTAAGGAGAAAAGAACTAGCTCAAATGGAGAAAGTCAAACAAGCTAATCGAGATTTGATTTAATACCCTTTGCGAGAGCGAGGGGTATTTGACGTGTGATTAACTCAAATCATGCGTACTCAGACGTAGTTATTATTGTGAGTCTACGTGATTAATTATCAATTAGTTCAGACTAAATGCCTAAAAGTGGCTTATATCAACGCTTTTGGTGATTTTAAGTATTTTTTTATTGTCTAATTTTACAGGTGCATACGATATTCCAAATGCACCTACGTTTTTGGAGGTGGTTTAGTGCATAAGGTTACTAATATTATTGATGAAAACGGTGAGATAGTTAATACCAAAAAGGCTTATTTCAAAGACATGTTTGATGAGGAAAAGGGCTATCTATTTTGGAATAAGACCGGATTCGTCAAAACGTTTCAAGACGTAGAGTTGCCAAGGGAGATAACCAAGACCGACATAGCAAACTTATTTCTATTGAGTAAGAAGGTTTACTCCACTACTAATATGATTGGATATCGCGGTAATGGTGGCATAAGAGTGATGAGTGTCGAGCAGATGGCGAAGGTCATAAGGGACACAGACAGACATACAGTTACCTTCTTGAACAGGATGATTAAACATAGGATTATTGCTAGGGTAGAGGTAAAGATTGGCGAGGATGATATCGTCACTCAATATTACTTCAACCCTATTTACTTTTTCTCATCGAATCGATTATCATTGAATCTTTACCTGTTGAAGAAGGT